TCCGCTCTCATGAGCCACGCTTCGCCGATAGGCACATGGTGGGTTACGATAACCGGCAGGTTAGCCATGGTTTTCTCGTACCGCGCAGTGAATCCGTCTGGCGGAATCTCCACAGGCTTTAACTCCCTAACGATACCTTCGCTTAGAAACGCGGTAAAGAATTTATTGCTCGACACCCAGTGAGTAGCGGAGGGATGGTCCTGTTTCAAAGCCATCGCTAACAAGGTAACCGGCCAACGTGTCGAAGCGGCACGAGCCATTTCGGTGCTAGTCACGATTGACTCCAACTATCGGAAGCTGGTCGCATACAATCGACGGCCTTCTGATGAACTGCTTGCACCAACCCCCGCGAGATGTACTCCTCGGCCAGCGCCTTCATGCTCTTGCGCTCATTCGCGGCGGCGACCTTCAGGCGCTGGGCCAGTGTGGAATCGATTCTCAAAACGGTTAGCTTCCACAGATTCTTCTTTGGCATCAGGTAACATAGTCGCACAAAGTAACATGGTAGTCGATGGATATGTTCCACGGCTACTTAAGTTGAATCAGTACAACGATTTAGACCGTACCATGTTACTAGTCTCCCACGACCAGTCTTTTCTCGTCGGCACAATTGGGGCTGATTTAATGCCAAAGTGCTTCAATAACTGTCGCTTACGCAGAAGCAATACGGCCCGCTGTGATCTGGTTAACGGCTCGGTCGGCGGCTTCCACTTGCACTCGTCGATCACGCCGTGGCCTTCCCGAAAATATCATCCAACGCCGCGTGTGGATTGGAGTTAGTCTGCGCGAACGCCCGCGCCTTGCGAACGGTCGAACTGACGCCTTGGTGAGTATTTACACCTTTTTGCGATTCTCGTTTAACAAACACATTCGACAGGAGATGGTAGCCAGAACGCTTCCCATGCCGTGAATCACTTATTTCAATGTGTTTTAATTCCAAAAGCTCTTGGATTCTACGAGATACAGAAGATTGACTCATTCCGAGTAATTCCGCTATCTTACGCTGCCCGATGTAGACCTCGGAACCATTAAAAGCGTGCCGCGCTATCGCCGCGTAAACCAGTTTCGATTCAGCACTTAGCGCCGGGTGTAGGAGCACCGAGTCCGGCAATCTCGCGTGCCTTTCTCGCTTTGGAAAGTGATTCATGCTGGTGAATCAGAGTGATTCAGCATAGTGAATCACGTATAGAAGTAACCACGCTAAGCACTCTTCCCACGTTCCGGCAAACTCATCAGGTACTTGAAAACCCGGTCGGCGTGTCGCTCGGCAGCTTGCCGTAGAGTCAACTGCTTATTACGCTTCGGACAAGACTTAGGCCCATGCAGCGCCCTACACTCCCGGCAGATCGCCCGCGCCCGCTTCCCCTTCTCAATCACAAGCATTCAACTCCTCGCACTCCACATCGCATGCTGCGTCCTCGCCCACCGACACAACTTCGTGGCTCCCGCATTCAGGACACACCCCATCCACGTACTCGCACCGTCCCAGGCACATCGAGTCGGTTACGTAAGCCCCTATCGCTCGTTGGTGAGCCATCCTAAAACCGTTTCATACCAGGGATGCTTCTTGCACCTAATCGGGTTTGGCTCGGCTCATCGCTTTTGAATTCGAGGGGTACCCCCTCTCCTGAGACCCCCTGACCGTCCCCTGACCGTCCTTCGACCTCACCACGGGGCTGGCTGCGTCACTGTGGGCTATTGTAGAGGCAGTGCCAGCGTGCATGCACCAGCCAGGAGCCATGCCAGTGTGTGCGTATAGACACAAGCCACTAAGCGCGTGTGTACCGTCGCTGCTTGTATCAATAACGCGAATGTGAAGGTGTAAGTCGTTTGCTTTCAGCGATAACATGTATTCACTTCCGACAACATGTATTCTGTCAACTCTGCCAAACAAAGCTACTCATCTTCTTTGCTTTCAACAGATGCTTCGATCACATCGCTGTTATCAGTAGGCTCACCGTGGCCATTCAGCATCACTTTCAACCCCGGCATCAACTGCGCCGCTAGCTTGCGCTGTTCCTCGGTCAACTGGTCAAGATGGCTGGCGATCGTGCCGTGTAGTTCCTTGCCATTCGCTCGCAGGCTCACGGAACTGGAGAATGTCTCGTGACGGATCGACTGCTGTCCTAACTCGATTGCTGCTCTCTCTTCATGCTCAAGTAACGCCTTAAGTAATGCAGCATCAAGCTTGTAGACAGTCTTGATTACCGCCATGTCGCCTGAGCCAACTGTCTTGTAGTCTACACAGAGCAACCCTGAGCGCCCACCTGGCACGTCTTCCATGGACGGATGCTCAGCGCGTTCCTTTATAATCATACGCATACGCGCCCAGCGGTCCTCAATGGCGATAACACGGGCCATGTTGGTACGGATGCCAGTGCCAGTGACGATAGCGAACTTGGAAGCTTTAAGCTCCTCGATGCGGGCTTGCACCTTGGGATTCTTGTGAACGCGGGAACCGGAGTTGTGAGCAACTGATTGGGCGTAACCAGCGCGTTTAGCAGCTTGCGTGTATGGTAGGCCCATAGCGACATGCTGGGCGAAAGCTTCGTGGCGAGGGTTGAGGAGTTGAGGCATACGCTTTAGACGCTGGCTTGCGACAGGCGAGACTCGTAATATCCTGGACCTGGTGCGCAGACAGCAGCTTGAGACGAACGCCAGCAGGAGTCGTCACGAATGGCAAGGCAGACTGGGGAAGTATCGAGCCGGTCGCGCATATAGCGGACACGACGTTTATTGCCGCCCCATTCGTAACGCCCTGGATAGCGTATTGCCAGCTCGAGTGCGTGACGTGGCGATATTTTGCTGAGGAGCTGGTTAGTGCGGGAAAGTATACGTACCGGGACCGCTGTAACGCTAAGAGTGGCTGTCAGTTGGTTTTGGGACACAGGTGGGAGTGATGCGCGGGATTGCTGCGCTGGACGCCAGTGGTGCAACCGTGACGCGCGGCGTGTGTGCGTGGTAACGCCTTAGTATTCATTACGTTTAGTGGTGGTGTCAAGTAGAATTACTTGCGTGGCGCGCTCGAAACACGCGGTTTGCGGCTATTTGAAACTATATTTGGTTTGTAATCAGCGGTTTGGTGGCGCGCAGCGATATTTATGCGAGATTGTGCTTGACAGTGTTACAGCGTAATGATAAGGTGTATATATGAAGACAATATTCTCAGACGGTCGCTGGCTCGTGGTGCTCCGGGTGGTTAACGCTCTATCGGTTGCCGGTTTTGTTACAAAGACCGATACGCGCGGCGCGAGTGGTGTTTACAGCGTTGCGGTCGATATGCGTGAATGCGTAGCTGCCAGGCGTGTAATCGCTAGTTTGGAGCTTTGGAGCTTTGTGAGGTATGACTGAATCCCTCACAAGCGCCCTAGAAACCCTGAAGCGTACCTGTTTGCGCTGCCAACACGTTTGGATGTTGCGCGAAGCCGTCGAGCCGTTGCGTTGTCCTCGGTGTGGCTCACCATACTGGAATAAGGACGGAAGAAAGCCTAAGATTCGCGAAGGTTTCGTGTACTTCGCTACCTCTGGACCATTCGTTAAGATCGGATTCAGCAACGATCCGGCAAAGCGGTTAGGTTCCTTGTCTTTGGGCAAAATTCCCAAGGAATTGCCTTCCCCGCTGCGCTTTAGTGATCTCATGTGGTGTGCCGCTTCCTCAGCCGATGAAGGCAAAGTACACCGCGTCTTTTCCTCGTATTGCGCTGTTGGCGAATGGTTTCGCATCGAAGGCGCAGTTAAGAAATTTATCGACGGCGTTCGTATCGCCGATGATCGAGACGTGTTCTTTAGAAACTGGCTCGTGGAGAACAGCAAGACTTTGGCGAAAGCCTAAACCGTAACCGGAACTGACTCGCGGGTCGCACCGGAGCTAGTTCCTTAACACGAATCGATGGAGGATTCAATGTCTACTGAAAATACTAACTCGAATTGGACAAAAATTGCTAGAGCAAGTCGTCAGCGAACCCGGCAAGCTGTCAGCGGCGTATGCGCGGTTTCACAATTACAGCTTTGGTAACCAAGTCTTAGCCATTGACGCAATGTGATGCGCGAAACATCCCGCTCGGACCTATCGGCACTTTCATGCACTGGAAGGAATTAGGGCGATTCGTCAAGAAGGGCGAGAAGGCCATCCAGTTGTGCTGCTGACAAGATTCTCAAAGCTGGGGAGGTAGTATGAAAATCTGCTACATTGAGCACGCTTTTAACGCGGCATCGCTCAAAACGATTGAGACGGCGAACCGCATTCTCGAAGAGTACGCAGCGCAAGGCTACGACCTGACGCTTCGTCAGCTTTACTACCAGTTCGTCAGCCGTGGGTTGATTGCCAACAAAGACTCTGAGTATAAGCGTCTCGGTTCGACCATCAACGATGCGCGTCTCGCCGGATTGGTTGATTGGGACCACATCACAGACCGTACGCGAAACCTGCGTAAGAACGCTCATTGGGATTCGCCGAAAGATATTGTTGCCGCCTGCGCTTCGCAGTTCCAGCATGACAAGTGGAGCACGCAAACCAACTACGTCGAGGTGTGGGTTGAAAAAGATGCGCTTGTGGGCGTGCTGCAAGTCGCCTGCGAACCGCTCGACGTTCCGTACTTCTCCTGCCGTGGCTACACTTCGCAATCTGAAATGTGGGTCGCCGGTATGCGCCTGCTGAAGAAAGTACAGCAAGGCAAGCGGGTTAATATCATCCACCTTGGCGACCACGATCCTAGCGGCATCGACATGACGCGCGATATTGAGGATCGCGTTTCGCTGTTCATTCGTCATCACCTGAACGGTATCAGCCCGCGCAAGGTTGGCAAGGTCATCAACCGTATCGCGCTCAACATGAACCAGGTGCGCGAGTACGAACCGCCGCCGAATCCGGCGAAGATCACCGATAGCCGCGCTGCTGGGTACATCAACGAGTATGGCGACGAATCGTGGGAACTAGACGCCCTGGAACCTTCTGTGCTGAACACGCTGATTCGTGACGAGGTGTTCGCCCTGCGCGACGTAGAGGCTTGGGAAGCAGCCGTGGAGCGCGAGAACGACGCCAAGGCACGACTCGAACAGGTTTCGGATAACTGGGATGAGATCGTAAGGAATTTATGAAGGCAAGCAGAGCACTAATCAACTAACGAAAGGAAACTGAGATGAAAAGCAAACGAACAGAGTTATCCTGGAACGCTGTCAGGCGAGGCAAGATTTACTGCGCTCCCGCTTGCGGTGGTGACTGTACATGGGCTGAATACCAGCAGGCCAGTGCCGATGCCGCCGCGTTGGTTAAATCGCTGGGCAAAGGTTGGGTAGCGCGTGTGTGGGAAAATATTGGCTGGCACTACGGCGCTACCGACTCAACCGGCCACCTCAAGGTTTACCCGCTCGATCCATGCGGTTTGGGCTACCACGCTTTCTTGAGTGAATCCAGAGATTTTCCTGGCGGCAGGTGGGTTGGTGACGGAAGGACTCCACAGAGCGCAATTAAGGCCGTCATGCGCTTGGCCAAAAGAGAATTGAATAATATCAAGAGCTTGGTTGCCGTGGTCGAGGTGTCCGCATGAACACGATCAAACCAACATACCGCCTAGTCCACGCCGCCGCTACAGATGCCGGTAACCGCTCCATGCGCGACTTTATCATTGCCGACGTTACCCGTGCCTGCTACAAGCTTAACAAACTTGCGGAGCCGCTTCTATGAGCAACACACAACACACCGCTGGCGATCTGGTGTTGGTGAAAGCTGGAGTATTCATAATCGACTGCAAGGTAATCGAGACTAAGACGAGCTACGGGCGCTTCCGCCTGCTTGTCGAGCCAGTCGCCGGTTGCGGTCAAGTGTGGATCGAAGCCTCGCGGCTCGTGGAGAACCGTAAGACTTTGGCGAAAGCCTAAACCGGTAAACACCGGGCGAGTGCTGGTTAGCGCCAACACAGGCCCGTAACCACTCAAAGAATGGAGCTTTTAATGTCTACTCTCATTATGAACGATTTCGCGTGCTGGATACGCTGAAACTATGGTCGGGATCTATGCCGAGCTTCTAGCCGATGCGACCACACCAGAGAAACAGGCCACGCTTAATGAAGAGTTCGCACGTTTCCGCGATGGGTACGCCAAGCGGTATCGGGCTTATCTCGCGAGCCAGTCGCGAACCTACAGTGTCATAATTGCCGGTCCTTCAAACTTCCCATCGCGACGGATGGAGAAACGTAATAGGGTTGTTGATAAGCGCCGGGAAGACCTGTTGGATTTCTTGGGACGTGCCAAAGCAGCGATGCGTAAGGCGCTGCATCCCGAACTCAGGCCGATCATGTCGGGCGACTCGGACGCAACGCAGCGCTTGCGCGAAAAGATCTCCAAGGCCGAAAAGCACCAGGAGCAAATGCGCGGTGTAAACGCGGCTATTCGCAAGCATAAGGCCGCTGGAATCGAGGCTCAAGTCACCGCAATAATGGCCTTTGGCCTACCGGACGCGATCGCACGCAAACTGTTAGAGCCTGACTTCTGCGGACGCATTGGCTTTGCCGATTACGAGCTAATCAACAACAACGCGAACATTCGGCGCATGAAGCTACGGCTAGAGGGAGTCTCGCGCAATCAAGCCACGGAAGAAACAGTTACCGAGCGGAGCAACGCACGCCTTGAGGATTGCCCCGCTGATAACCGCGTAAGGCTGTTCTTCCCCGGCAAGCCATCTGCCGAGGTTCGTACTTCGCTAAAGTCTTCCGGCTTCCGCTGGTCGCCAACTATCGGCGCGTGGCAGGCCTACCGCAACTCCGGCACAATCGCCAAGGCTCAAGAACTAGCTGGCGAAGTGGAGGTGAACTAAACATGGCTGATCTACAAGTTGCTAATACGATTCTGGAACAGTTAGGCGGAAGGCGTTTTCTCGCAATGACCGGAAGTTACAACCTGATCGGCTCGGAGAATGCGCTAACCATGAAACTCAGGCGCAATAGTGCCGGAGCTTCACACTTGCGAATCACGCTGGAGCCGTCCGACACCTACACAATGGAATTCCTCCGCTGCCGCAACATGGAAGCGGTTCCAGTGCGTACGCTCGATGATGTGTACTTTGACGATCTCCAGCGCTTTTTTACCGACGTTACCGGGCTGTATACGACTCTCGGCACGATGAGGGTAAACCAACATGCCTGACAACCTACCTTCTGACCGCTTCATGCGCGAACTGTTGGCCGATACTTTTATGGTCGGTTCCACGCAGCCATACAAGGTTCGCACGGGTTGCGGCCACATTGTCATCCGTAGAATGCGCGAGTCTACCGCTGGTGTTCCGTACACACCTGAGACGATTATCGAAGCACCAAACGGCAGGCCATGCCCAGCATGCGAGGTGCAATCATGACTCGCCTAGCTGAAAGAAAAACCGTATCCCGTGCCGAAACCAGCGCCGTCTACCGTGGGAAACCGCTGATCGTCACGCTTGAACCATACGAGCTCCTAATCCGACAGAAGGGGCGTCGTACCGCATTCGCCGTGCCATACTTGGCTGTGATTGAAGCTGGCATGAAGCTAGCCGCACTCGAAGCACGCCGCGAGAAACTAAATTCCCGTACTTGAGCTTGATCTGAAATTTAAACCGCTTGTAGTTTGCGTTGGACTCACGACATTGGCGCGAGTGGCAATGTTCCCAGTGATCCACTACAGTTTTCAGGCTTTTGCCATTTGGGTCGAATCCACAGCGATAAACTGTAGGTTGTATTTCGCGCCGGTAGATGCGCGGATCTAGCCTTCGGCCCTGCTTTGTTCCACCTGGGCGTGACCGCATCTCTCGTGCATGTTCTTCCAGTTCTTGTTTCACTTGGCTTTCTTGTCCAGGGCGGCGTAGCCACCGTGAGCACGGCGTGCCGCTTCCATCCATGATTGCTCTCCTACTGAATATTTGCAAGCAAGGGCATGCTCGTGTTCGATTATCTTCTGTAGCGTGTTCTCTAAGGTCTTGATGCGAACATCCCGCGCTTTAATCTGAGTCATGAAGGAATACGAATCCAGCAGCCGCTCGGCGCGGTCTAGTAGATCTGTTTCGCTCATCGCTGCACCGCTTTCTCGTCTTCAGTGTGTATCGCGGCCATCTACAATTCAAACGCTTCCGGAGTCGGTATTTCGCGCATCGCCCGGTCTATTGCCGCCCTCAGCGTTGGACCGGCAGCCGCGCCCGTTTCGGTAGCGACAATGCAGCCCGGAAAAGAACTACCGTCCGGATGCTGAATAGAATGTTTCCATTCACATAGCGCTTTACGATTCTCTACCCACCGAAACCTACGCGCGTCTAAATCGGCACTCATCGGTATACCGCTTTCTTCAGAGAGCATTCCCCTCGGTTAATCATCCAGCCACAACCTCAGACGAAATTTGGCCATTCACCCATTCCAGCATCTTCTCGTATCGCTGCTCCGGCGTCAGATGGCGCGACAAATAGTCGTCGTTCATCTCTACAACTTTCCAAGCAACCAGCGTGGGCATCCCCGCTTCGATGCCTACGTCATCGGTATTGTCTTCTGGATCGAACTTTTGCAGGTCAAGACCCTTATGCCGCGCATAGGCTCCGACCGCGCACACTTCGCCGTCTTCATCCACTAGCGAACCGTGGATAAGCCGCTTGTCGGGCAAAGCTAGTAGCGCATCCCGCAAAGCGCGGAGTTCCTTTTGGCCCGTCTTTCCTTGCAGAGAGCGCCGACAGTTGGCCTGCCATAATTCAAACTGCCCTGGATAATCCTCGTCGTAGGTAATATTGATTCTGCTCATTGAGATACCTCCTTTAACGTGCATTCGCACCGCTTAACTCCGCTATAGCTTCCCACCTGCGTTCTCTTCCATCCCGAGCCGCCACAGTTGACGCACTGGGCGTCTGCCTCTCTCAGCATCCCCAGCCGTTCGGGAACCTCCTGAGCCGCCGCCATTAGCTCCGCAGGCGTAGGGCAAAACTCCGCACCGTCCATCAGGTGGTCGATGATTCTAGTGGCGTGTTCGTCCGATGCCGCCTGTTGCCAAAGCACCCGCAGAAGCTCCTCGCGCAACCCTGGTTCTTTATCGGTCCCCCAGGGCCTCTCATCGCCACGCGGCAGAACCTTCAGGCGTGCTACCTGCTTCTTCAGGTGCGCTTGGGTGAGTTTGTCAGCCATTGGCGATTTCCAGCAGCACATCCGCATGACAAGGCTCATCCAGTGGGCACCAACAGGCGAGGTCTTTGCCGCGAAGCTCCCGGCGAATCTCTTCCAGCCTAAAGCGACTGCGCGGAAGTTCACGGTATGACTGCGCCGCCTCAGCCGCCGTTTCGCGTCTAAGTGCATTGTGTTGGCATTCCCCGGCAGAGCGGCAAAAACAAGCCAGCAATCCTACCCTGAATGGATTGCCCCATTTTGTCGGGCGACCTACGTATACCGCACCTTCCGGCATTCTATAGCCTTTCAAGCGCTTGCGCTGAATTCGTTTCGGCATCACCATCGCTCCTTTTCCGCCTGCTTCGGCCAATCCTTCCACGCCCTCAACTGCAACCAGCCCTTGCCGTCCATGTTGCTGATCGCCGGAATATAGCCCTTGCGCCACTGCTCCGAGCCTTTCCAGCGCTCCAGCCCTTCAAACACTTCACCGATGTTCTCTTCTGTTATCTCGCCGATGTCGATCAGCGAGATCCAAGTGCGTGCTCCGAGGTCTACGCCGCGCCGGTCCTCTTTCGGCCATTGGGCCAGCAGGTCTTGGTAGCGTTCGCAGAGGCAGGAACTCATCTTATGGGAATACCTGCTTAAGTTTCTTGCCTACAGGCCGAAACGCAGCTAGAATCTTCTCTTCCTTGGCCTTGGTGATAAACCAGCTATCGCCATCCCAAGTCACTTCGTCGCCGACGCACGGAATAACCACTTCAGTTACCAGCAACTTCTTGCTAATCTTGCCGCGCTTCATCGTGATCCGTACTGCTTTGCCCGGTTCGATCTTCATCATGCCGCTTGCTTACCTTTCGGCACTCGCGCCAACTTTTCTTCCAGGGCCATAACTATGAATGTGGTTAGGCTTCTCCGGTCCTCTTTCGCCGCCGCCTTAACCCGCTTATAAAGCGCTGGCGTCATGTACACGTGAATCTCTGGATTGTTTGCTCCTGCCATGTCCTACTATAGTCCTAAGACAAAACAGGAGTCAAGGGAAAAGTGAAAGGAATCGGCGGCAGGCTTCGTGGGGCTTCCCGAATCACTCGAACTTCCTCCCATGAACGTCCTCGTGGCATGATTTACACAACAGTTGCACGTCTTGCGGGTGCTCGCGGCCCAATCGGTAATACGTCAGATGGTGAACTTGCAGACTTTGCGTTGAGCCGCATCGTTCGCACTTTTCCCGATCAGCACGAATCTTGGCGGCGAACTTTCGCCACCCTTCCGACTTCAGATAGACGCGGTACTGTGCTGTCCACTTCGGGTTGGGGTCAATCCCCTCCAACCTCATCAAGGCTTCGTAGAGGATTCGCCGTCGCTGCTTTCGTGTTCGTGCTTTTCTCATAAAACTGCCTACCGAGGGGGGAATCTTTAAGAATACGGTGGGCAAGAGAGGCAGAGTCCTGCCTAGCTCGCTCCGCAGAGAAAGCTAGGCTAACCGAATCTTTGAAGTTCCCGTATGGGTCCCATTGATCGGCTCTGGCTCACCTGTTGACTCGCCAGATCCGGTGCTTTGAACGGCCAACAGCCGTCTCACCCACGGTCATCCGTTTCGCCCACCGCATCCGCGCTCGGGTGAATCCCCTGGTAGCGCGTTGGTTTCCTAAGCCCGCCAGCGTAGATGTGTCCCGCCCAGACGTAGTGAGGCCAAGGAAGAAACGGGACTTTGTGATGTTTTGATTATTACTGCGAGATGTGCTGAGAATCTCATCGTAACCGTGGGTGCCTGCGATGAGTCAGGCACCCGTTTCCGTGCAGTTCACCTCTGGCCGGAGGACTACAGAACTACGCCCCAAGAGTACCACAGAACCGGATTAAACCGCAATAGGTCGAAAGCGGTTCCAGGATACAGGGTCTCGAAAACCAAAACCTGGAACCGCCAGCGGAAGTAAAAAAACGACAAAACCCACCTAGGGGGTGGGTCGGTCGTGAACCGGTCCGAAAGACGGAGGTTCGGTGATTGCTAACGACTGAACCAATGGTATCACTTTCTAAGGCAACTTTGCAATGGCCCAGCTTGCTCGTTTTTACGGCCTCACCCAGTTTCAACCCCTCACCATTTGAGTTTGGGGCTTTTCTCATCGCTCAACGCAGCGGTAGAGAGTTTCTACCGTGCGCCCTCCCGAAGTATTTCCATTACCTGCCTGCCGATGAACTCGCTGTAGGCTGGCGGAATTGCCATGGCGGCTCTTTTTTCAGCAATACGCACGTCGGGCGGAAGTCCCTGTTTGCGTCTTCGTGCCCGCGTCGTTGAGCACATCCCGTCTCCGCATACCGTAATCGGATTCTTTACGTGCGCACACGAGGGAAGCAACACGCCAATCGGGCAACTAAATTCGAATACCCTATGTCGTACAATTGGCAAGCCAAATTGCGAACCACACAAAGTCAGATCACGGCGAACCGGAGCGAGCGGAACGTTTTCAATTACCCACAAAACACCGCAACCGGTTAGCCGTGCCCGCATCGGCTCGATCAATTGCGGATAAACTTTACCGGCTTTGCGATACCTGGCCGTCGCTGTGGTGTATTTAAGGCAAGGCGGACTGGCCCAAATGAAATTGAACCCTTCCAGCGGAAACGTGAGTGCATCGGCCTGGTGAAACTCATCCCCGCAATAGCGCGGCTGCGGATTGATATCGACACCTGTGACGTGGAACCCGGCACGCTGCAAGCCCTTTGTTGCGCCTCCCGCCCCACAGAACAGATCAAGTGCCTTTAGCATGCTTCAAAGTGCGAACGTTTGTGCACTGCTACCGATGAACCAAAGTCGAGAAGAGCACGAACATAATAGCAAACCACGGTTAATCACCAGGGGCATAGAAGCTCTCAGACGTTCGCACTTTCAAATTCCACTAAGCCGAATAATCCCAGTTTCAGGCAGTGGGGGCTGAACCAGATTCGCTCCCGGCCGGCGTTCTTTCGCCCGTTCGTCTCGGTACCCTGGTTTCCGTACCCGCCTTGCGCTTTCCAGGCGACACATTCCCATTCTTCCGGCATGTCGTGTTCCTCCTGATATCCGCAGAGGGCGATTCTCAGGAGTGGGTTATTGCCGTTCTCGAGTGCCCATTTCCTTACCTCTGCCGATAGTTCGTTATCGTGTTCTGAATATAATCCGTCTGAAGGCGCCGCGCCGTCTCGCCCGGATCCCGCGTTTGAAACAATGCGCATGTCGTACGGTGGGTCAAGGAAGATTCCACAGACACCGTGCTTGACCATGACTGACGGCCCGAGTACTCGAGTCCAGTCGCCACAGCATACCCGGACGCGTCGTAATCGGTCGGCTAAGGCGTAGAAGTACTCGAGGAGCGCGTTGCAGCGGTCAGCATGCACTCCGACGCCGTTTACCCGCCCTGAAAGGTTGGCACGCTTCGCATGGACGCCCTTGCCGATATGTGTTCCGTGGATCATCGGACGCTTGCGGTCCAGTACGTCGTTACTGAAGACGCCACGGCCTTGTGCGGTTGAGTCGCCTGAGAGCTGCGGAAGTTGCCGATGGACGCCCATGCCGCCATTTGAAAGAAACGGACGAATCTCAGCGTTGACGTTGCGATGAACACCTCGGTTAACTCGCCCTGCATTGGTGCGCCCGGTCCATTCCGGCCTCGAGCACCATCCTGAACCGATCCATTGAGAGATTCCCCATACCCACCAGCCCGCTATCTTGACATCGTAGAAGTCTGGATCCGTCTTCATGCGCTCCCGGAATTCAGTCTGATTCACGAGCCACAGATGACGGGCGTGGAGATCGGCTTCGTTTACCGGCCAATCGGCGTGCTCGGCTAATTCAACGGGGTCTTTGCTGAGAGCTCGCCAGAAGTTGGCTAGGTAGCAATCCAGATCGTTGACGGTTTCGGTTTGAGGAGCATGGGGACGACCCAACAGAACCGCGAGGGAACCGGCGAAAGGCTCTACGAAATTGTCACAATTTCCAAAACGATCCCAAACCAGGCGTGCGACTCGAGACTTGCCGCCAAACCAGGGAAACGGAGCTTTAAGAGCTTGCGCCAAGCCATTTCTCCAACGCACGGCCGGCACTCATTTCCGTTTCCTCAGCAGTACTGGCTTCTCTGGTTTCACTTTCAACCTTGGAGCCGTCATGCGCGGTTTCGCTAAATCGCGCTGCGCTTCCGCTACCCCGAGCTTCCAGCATCCGATACACGGTTTATCGCGCTTGCACAACGGGCTGTTCAACGGGCAGGTGTACGTCCAGGGAGTCAGGATCTTCATTCTATATCTCGCACCTCGATATCGGTTTTGTCCCCGAACGGAACATTGAGAACCATGTAAGCCTTGAGAGCCTGAACGTGCGCCATTGAGTCATTCCGCAGCACCGATGCTTTCACCAGCACATCAAGTAGCGTAGTGAGTTTCCCGTCCAGATCGGACTTGAAATTACTAACGAAGAATGTAGCGGAAACGGTCGCGATGTTGATCGGGCGCTCTGGCCGCTGAGACTTCGCTTGCAGGATCAGCCCGTCAATCTCAGCCTTCACTCCGGCAGGCAGGTGCATCCCGCCTTTGGCTGAACGAGTCCAAGCATTTTTCTTTCCTGGCACGTGACCGCGCAAAGTCAGAAACATGGATGATTCTCCCTTTACCCAGTCTTCGCTTTCGTTCCCTTGGTCGTTATGTCATCTCGAAGAATTGAGCCTCTTACCCCGGCCTCTTCGCAGAAACGCAGGATGTGTTTCCAGGCTGCATATGTCAGCACCGTGTCAGATCTACCTGTATCGTGCCTACGCAGTTCCCTCAGGGCCAGCATCCTACAATTCCGAAGTGCCAATTCTTTTGTCATGGTTATCCAGTCTTCGCTTTGATCGTTACTTCCAACTCAACCAACTTCTCGCGCGGCCCCTTTACTAGAAGCGCATGCTTCCGCGATCCGGTACGTAAGGAATGAAGCCGCAACACGCCGCTTTTGGTGGCGAAGCCCCACGCCTTCAGCCGGATCGTGCGCCTTACCCCGCTTTTGTGGTATAGCTCGAAGGTTTCAGATGTCATTGTTTTTGGAATCCTCCGCTTGCTCTTTGCGCCTCTCCAGCAGATTCTCAATCCACTGCTCGCCGATTTCCCGCAAGCCCTCATCCGAAAACGCGGTTAGCGGCAGCATTCCGGCGGCGGTCCTCAGGAAGTTTGGGATTCGCGGTATTTCCACTTGCGTGCTTACTGTTACAATCTTCACGGTTTATTGCCCTCTGCGAGCCAAGCAGCATAGTACTGCGCTGCGATGGCTTTCATGTCCACTTTGAAAAACCACTCGAATGATTTGCGCCCTTGATCGTAAACCGCGTGGTGATGCGGACAAAGCGGAACGCATGAACTGTCCGGACCTTTAGAGCTTGTGCCGTTGTTTTCCGTGTGACACGCTTGTGAGACAGCCTCGGCGTGTTTAGCGCCAGGAAAACCATCTCGTTCAACATACTGCCCATTTAACGGAACAACGAAATAGCAGATATAGCAGCCGTGAAGAGCGACCCACAGGCGGTATTCGTCGCATCTCATCGGACCTCTACGCGGTCCACCAGGACGTCGTTTCCTTACTGGGCTGCGTTTCATTGGGCGTTTTGGTGCTTGACCATGTTTTCTGCTTGCGCCTGCGTTGCTGGTTGATACCTGACAACAAGCGCTCCATTCGTCGATTTGCGACCACTATTCTTATAGGCCCGGAGCATCTGCCGACGAAGCTGCTCATCGTTGATCAGCACCTCGAACAGACCATAGAGCGGACGGTGCATATCATCTTCGCAGCCGGTAAGAAGCTGAACACGCCGCAATTTCTCTTGAGCCATCTATTTCACCTCTAGCCTAGTGTTTGCCTTTAAGCATTTAACGCATGCACCGGCTGGGACATATTTCCTAGAACAACTCCCGGCAGCACCGAAGCGTAAGCCGCAAGCTGTGATGTAATATCCGTTGCGCCTGTCCACCTCCAAGTGCCACAACTGAGGATGCTCGTCGGCGGTAATCCTGCGCATCTTCCATTCGTGCTTCATCGCACCTCTAACCGCACGCCAGCCACCAATCGGCAACCTGGGACAGCACCCGCTATGCGTCCTGAGCCGCCGCACTGGTCGCAGGGCACCGATGAGGAATTATTCCAGGGCGCTCCGACACCGTTGCACTTCGGGCACTTCTCGGAGGATTTCAGGACTTTGGCTATCTCGCTCTTAATTGGTGTCGGAGTCGCGTGATCCGCAGTTAGCACGCTCGCGAGATCCTGGTAACCGTGATGGAGCAACGCGCTGACAAGTTCGCCCCAGGTTTCCGCGTCAAGCGTGATGCTGTATTTTTGGAGATTGTGCGGCACCAACTCGGGCTGTGTTATCTCTACGCCAAAATCATCGTCTTGGGTTTCTCTCACCATTTTTCTACAATCTCCCTGGCCTTGAGAATATCCTGCAAATCCTTGTCGCTCACCCCTAGCATGTCGGCCGCTGCTGGTTTCGGTTCGTTGCGCGTGAATGGACCGTAGCGCTGCTCTAGTAGTTCCCGTGCCTTCAGTAGTTGCTCAACGAATGTATCGAGCACTGGGCGCATAGCACCGATAAACTTCTCGTCGCGATGTAGGCGAATCGGCGGGATGGATACGAGCGGATGGTAAGAGAACAGGTCGCAGAATTCTCGGCCGTGGATCAGCATGCGACCCTGCACCTGGCACTTGTACTCATCGTCTAAGCCGTCGATGGCGAAGCCGATCTGAGTTTGCAAAGCTGGGCATTTCAATTCGAGGTCGCCTACCTCGCCGATCAACCTGTCCGGCGAGCAACCCAACATTCCGTCATCGGTGGTGACGAAGTTACCCGGAGTGGTTTCGGTTTCGGTTAGAAGTTCGTATGCCGCTATCGCATCCGCTTCAAGCTCTTGACCCCGCATCATGTGTGGGGATTCGTAAGCGTCTAACTGCGCTCCGCTCACCCACTCTGCGAGCAGACGATGAGCGTAGGCCGGTGCCTGGCTGGATACCTTCATAGTCTTCGGAGTGATAATCTTGTGGAACTCCGAGGAGCAAGGAATTCCCAACCTGGCAGCGAACCACTCGCGACTTCTCTGTTCGTAGGGTAAATACTTCACACAGAAACCTCGGGATGTTCTTGCCGCCACTTCTTGAACTTGGCGTGCAGCGCGGACATGGCCTTCGGATAGTTAGATTTGCGGATATCCTCAATCCGCTCCACGTTCATCAGCTTGCGAAACGCGGCCTGAGAAGTTTCGTCCATCTCGGAAGCGATAATCAGGTCCATGATGCTGTTGAGTTGCTGTTGGTCGATGAACGAGACAGCGTTGCCGTCGTCATCTTCACCCACGGTGATGATGTTCAGCATGGCGCAAATTAAATACCGTTTCCCGTACGCCATTGTGCTTCCCACGGCCTGTATGCTGTTCTTGCTGCCGCTGGTGTCAAACGGCAACGGCATGGACTCTGTGCGACTGTGCCCCGCCGCGTGGCTCAATGTGGCTGTAATGAGAATGCCGCCCTTCTCTAGCGCAGCCGTGCCGAAACTGATTGAGAACCCCTCGTCATGCAGCAATGGTCGGATCTTGGCGTCGATGTCCTCGAACCGAGCATAGGGCGTGTTCTGCGATTGGCCAGTACGCTGAGACTCAAATGCGATCTTGCCCTGTTTTGTGATCCGTGGCAGTTTCGGCTGCAAGCGGTTCATGGCGGCAATGAACTCCTTCTCGGCTTGCCGTGCCTCAGCCCGCTCTTGCAGTTCCATCAACTGTTGAATGCGAACTGGGTCAACGTTAGGATCGCGGGCTAGTTGCGCGAATATCTCGTAGATGGTGATCGGAACTACTGCCTTCGGCTCGTCCTGCACCACAAGGTTTTGCTGTTCGCTCATTCGCACTTCCACCCTTTCACGATATCCAGTAACATCTGCCGCGTCTCTTCGCTAGGCGGCTTCTGAGCGTTGATCTTGGCCTGAACCGCCATGTTTTGCCATTCGTCGTCGGTCAACCCGATCAAGAGCCGAATGCAATCGTTCTTTACCAAGACCGCCAAAGCTCTCGCCCGAGCCAGTCTCGCCGCCGCGATGCGATCCTCAACCAATTGCTCAGCCAATAGAACCTCCCATGAACTCAAGGCCCCTCTCCCCTGGTACGCTGTTAAGCCATACAGCGGTCTAGATCCGCCTAGGGAAAAGGGCCTTCAGTTCACCAATCTGCCTTCATTCGGAGCCGCTACGCAATCGCGGTTGACCCAATTGCGCAGTTCACCAAAACCTTCAACCTGTGCGCGTTCCGGCTCCTAGGTGAAATCAGACTAACTCAGTTCTCACCCCGCTAGTTACTTTGCTGGCGTGCCGTTTTTCACCGGCTATGAAGTTGATCGGCAGCGCTACGAACTTAATCTGCTGAAACCTGCCTGGGTTCGCTTATCCAGCACCCCTGCCTGAGTGTCTTTCCACTCCGACGCCAGCTACAAACATTCTCACCACGCTAGTTGCGGGCTTAAATCCTTCTGAAGTACCGTTACCTTGCGTCCAGTTCGCAAATTGCGTCCTCGTAGGCTTCGGCGTATCCTTCGCCAACGCGACTGTAAAGCGCTTGCCGTTTTTCCTCTGGAAGCGAGAAGTAACACTTCCGACAGAATGTTTGTTTCGGTTGTTTGGGCTTGCCGCATCGACAGACATTCCCGCGCAATTCACGAATCAAGTCAAGGTTCGTCATCGCTTTATCTCCTCCAGCAGCTTCGCCGGTACTGCTCGGATGTGATCGCGTATCGCAATCGCCTCCTCAATCCAGCCGAGCGTGATCTTGGCGATCTGGCTTGTTTCCGGCGTGTCGCCCTTCTGGACATTCAGGAACCATTTTTCACGAGGCGAAGAGCTGTCAACCTGGAACTTTACGGCATTGTCCGACATTACGTCTCCGCTTGAGATTGTAGTGAGCCCACGATGCTTAGCGATTGTCCCAGCCAAACAAGCACACTCGCCGGTATAGGTCGAGCCGCTGATTTTACCGGCAATCAACTGATCGCGAAGATTTTCAAGCTCATCAGGCAGTTTCAGAATCTCAGCAATTAGATCGGTCCTGAATTCGCCCAGGTCGGCACCGCCCAGGTTGGCATCGCGCAGGTTGGCACCGCCCAGGTCGGCATCGCGCAGGTTGGCACCGCGCAGGTAGGCACCGCCCAGGTCGGCACCGCCCAGGTTGGCATCGCGCAGGTCGGCACCGCGCAGGTAGGCACCGCCCAGGTTGGCACCGCCCAGGTTGGCATCGCGCAGGTTGGCACCGCGCAGGTTGGCACCGCGCAGGTCGGCACCGCCCAGGTTGGCACCGCCCAGGTTGGCATCGCGCAGGTCGGCACCGCCCAGGTCGGCATCGCCCAGGTCGGCATCGCGCAGGTTGGCACCGCGCAGGTAGGCACCGCCCAGGTTGGCACCGCCCAGGTCGGCATCGCGCAGGTTGGCACCGCGCAGGTAGGCACCGCCCAGGTCGGCATCGCGCAGGTTGGCTTTAGTAGCGACAGCCGCCACGACAGCTTCTTTGACGGTAGTGGCAGTCTCGCTGTGGTAAAGCACAGCTTGCGTATATCGATTGATGATGTCAAACATTTATGGCCTGTCCTTTGGATCGAAATTCAACACCGGCTCCTCAGCCTTCCGCTTCTGGCCCGCGTCACTGCGGCGTTTCCGCCCGTTCTGCTGCTGCCTCATCCGAATAACGCCAGCAGCCGTAGCGTTGATGACGATGGCGTCTTGTAATTCGGCAGTCTCGAACCACTTCAAAACCTGTTCTTCTGTGATGTTTTCCATTTTTAATAATCCATGCCTTAGCTGACCTGACCTGTCCCGACCATGCTGAACCAGACCATGGCCCGTCTGAACGCACCATACCGCTCCTGAGCGTGCCACGCCATACCGCATCCTGCCGAACCTGACACCGCCTCGCCTCGGCTAACCGCTCCAAACTACACCATAGGGAACCGTGCCCAGCCCGAACGCGCCACACCAAACACTACCGCGCCTCACCGGGCCCAGCCTAACCATACCGTGTCACGCCTTTCCGAAACCACGCCTGACCCATCCACGCCATACCTCGCCAGATCTCGCCTAGCCTCGGCTCACACTACCGAGAAACCAATGATCTGAAAGCGCCCGTATGACGGTCGAAAATCGCCCACGCCGATCAGCCGACCCGCACTCTGCATGACTTCATTGAGAAGTTCAACGTTGATGTATTCCGGTAAGAGAACCGACAGGATCACGTCAGTTTTCCAGCCGGTCTGCATTGCTGGCCGACAGCGCGTAATACCGTTGCGCTGGACCGCCACACGCCGTTGGTCAACATAATCCCATTCGCTCTTGCCCAAAGAGCAGTACTCTTCGCCAATTGCGATCCCAGCCTTGAAAAGGTCCATTGCTGATTTCCGTGGCGAACGCGGGTCTTGTTTGAACTTTGCAGCCGTGATAATCGCCATACGAAAGTACTCAGCCGGAATCGCTATGTGCCCGCGCTGATCACGGTAGACGTAGCTTTCGAGATTGTCTTCCTTCTTGGCCTTACTGCCCTTCGCAGCCTTGGCTTTCTCGGCCACGCCTTCCACGCTCCAACGGTGAAATAGAATCGGCGCAGTGCCGACGACTGTCGCGCACACGGTGTATGGTTGGCCTGCGAGGATGTCAACTTCGGCATCGTTCGAGACTGGATCAAGAGCGTTAATTGTAGATTTTACTGGCATAGATTCCTCAACCCGCCCATCACCTTCCGATCCTGGCGGCAATATTGCCGATGCGTTCGCAACAGTGAATCATATTCCCACGCACACTGTTAAGTTGTTCCTGTGGTGCACCGCCGGTAACCACCAGCATTAAATCTTGGCAGAATCCAAGCAATTCCTGAATCTCTGCTAGTAAATTGGCGTGTTGCTCGCGAATCTCAATAGGGTGCATCATTGCGCCAAGCTCCTCAACCCGCCCATCAACTCGGTGATGAACGCTTTCCGTGCAATGAAACAAGGTTCACAGATCAACTGGCCTGCCGCTTCTTCAGCGTTGCGAATCGTTCCTGAGTGTCCGCAGTCCAATACGCAAAGCTCGTCGAGTTCGTCAACATATTCCGCATCGCCATTCGAGGAGCGGTCTACGTCCGAAGCGCTGCAACCTACTGGGTAGTGGCTCATGCTGCTACCTCGGGTTTAATCGTAAGTTTCTGGAGGACGCGAAAACTGTCCTGAGAGGTTTCGCCGCGTTTACGCTTGCCGTGTTGCCGGACAAAGATCATGTCGAATTTCGGCCAATCAACTTTCAGTTGGTCTATAGCTCGTTTCGCCCCTTCTAGATTGCCGCGCACGATTACATCGCGGATCTCACCCTTCTGCTCAATGCAGGTTTCGTACCAGACGCTCATTCCGATTCCTCCTCATACCAATCCGTTTCATCGAATGGGTCGCCAGCGCTTTGCTCCACCGGCTCTGCGCCCCAAATACGCCGCTCAGCCGCTAGTTCGGAGGATGTTGGCACTTTCCCCATGCTGCTTTCGAGGTTGCGGTCGATGCTCATGAACCAATCGTAAACCAGCCACAGGGCGAAGTCAAGACATTTTTGTTGTCAGTTGAAAATTATTGTTGCAATCCAGTTTTCCCTGTGTTATCCTCTTCTCATGCCTGGATTGAACATGCTCGTTTCTGACGAGATCAGGGATGCGGTAAAGGAATACAGCGCTCATACCGGCTTAAAGATGCACGCGATTACCGAGCAGGCGCTGCGGGCGTTTTTGCCAAAGCCGGAGCTTCGGAAGAAGAAGGTTCTCACTCTCGCGTCTATTGAAGAAGACTTGGGTAATGACGTATACCGGGCCGCATTATGGTTTGAGCGTGCTGAAGGCGCTGGGTTGATTCACGGCAATGGGCACCACATGGCGCAGGAGTTAGCAGAGGAAGCCGTCAAGCGCCTGAGGGAAAGAGCGAAAGGGTCGCAGTTCTTGAAGCGGCCCAAGCGGGAGAATGGCAAATGAAGGACCTAGAGTTCGTATCCGAGAACGGTAGCCATCTCCGCTTGTTGCCGGAAGATAATTCGGGTATTAGAGGCATGTACTTGACTTGGCATTCCCCGTCTCCCGCCAATTGGTGGGGTGGCGGCACGAATAGCCCCAAGCTCCGCCAGTTCCTCCGCCGTGCGCTGGTGAGGCTGGAGAAGGACGCGAGACGGAAAAAGGCCAAATGATTAACATATCCCACATGAAGCTATGGCTCAAAGCGCTCCGTAGCGGCGAGTTCAGGCAGGCACAAAACCAGCTACGCGATGACCGCAAGTTTTGCTGCTTAGGCGTGGCGTGCGAGGTCTTCCGGCGAACGACAGGACTGGGTCGCTGGAGAGCCGGGGTATTTATTATTGATGATTTTCGTGAGTCATCCACGTTGCCCGGTCCAGTGCAGATTTGGCTTGGGATCAGAAAAACAAATCCCCTACTGGAATATCCCGATACCGCCGCAAGCCTCAATGATTCAGGAGTACCATTTAGCGAGATCGCCAACTCACTCGAACGCGTGTATCTGAGGCCAGCTTTGGCAGAGAGGAAGAAGGGCAAATGAAGATGCACGAGAGACAGCGTCAAGTCAGCGAAGCGCACCTGAAGCTAGCTGAGAGCGTTGTGCAGATAGTGCAAGTCTTCGATCTTACGGCGATGGAACTGCAAAGCATTCTCAATCAGGTGGCTGCAAGCTGGCTCCGCTCAGCGATTCGCGAGGAAAGGGGAAATAGCATGACACCCGACGACACCGAAGTCCGCAGCGCCCTCTGTCGCATGGAACTAGCGCACCTAGAGAGCCTGAACGTAGGCGACCGCCAAGCCTTCGTGAAGCGCTTCAACGAGCACGGCCCGGAGACGCAGGGCAACTACTTCGCCGAAGTAGAGAAAATCTACTGCCAGCGCATCAACGAACTGAGCTACGAGATCGTCGAACGCGACCGGCAGATCGAGATACAGAAGCTCGCGATAGTGAATCTTCAGGGGCAGGTTGCGGCGTTAATGCCTCAGACGCCAGTGGTGAAGTGGAGATGGTGGGGGTTGCTGCCGTGATCGCTGGTAAGTCGGTTGATGACGTTCTTGCAATGGACGGTAAAGAGTTGGAGAAGTATTTCATGGACTACGCTGGCTACATGCCGATGAACCCAGTGCAGTCCAGGTATGTTATCCGTGTTGGCGTCAAATTCTTCTACAAGTCAGATACACACGAACTGCGCAATGCTTTAGAGAAATACGTCTCCAACCTCAAACACAAGCGCATGCGGGAGATGGAGAACAAATTACGGTAATATGCTTCCATGCGGGGGCCAACACAGAAACGCACTACTAAACCAGAAGGAGAACTAAATGGCTGATGATGTGAAACAAATGAAACTGGCAGCGCTGAAACAACTAGATGCTCGTTCGATTGACGCGGACGGTTTCCGCACTGCGCTCGTGAAGTTCCAGGCGAACATAACAGACTTTTTCCGCGTCGTGTCACGAGATCGTGACGCTGTGGACGTGGCGGCGGGGCACTATCTTCCCCGGCGCAAAGACGATCCTGGAAACGCGCCCCAAGCATCAATACAGACCAGCGACATCGACGGCATGGAGAAGTATCTGCTCGGTCGCTCGTTGGCAGATCACCAGGACTTCCAGGGTCTCGATGGCCCTTTTGAAGGCAAGGTAGAGGCGGAGCTTCTACAACCGGACGGTTCCTGGATCAACGCCCTGACCGGAGAAGTAACCCAAGCGGACAGTGGAGCAATGCCGGAGCCGCTCTTTCCGCCACAGCAGGAGACGCAGTCGATCCAGGAACAACTCGCGAAGTTCACCAGTGACGAGCTAATCGCCGAACTGCAACGGAGAGAGGGAAGTCCGACGTAACGAACTTGTGCGGTTTATGGGGGCTGTCGGATGCGTAGCCTTTCGATCCATAGCAGACTTTAAAGCTGTCAGCCTCCATCCAGCTTGCTGGGCGTGTGCGGGTAATGCCGCGCGGTGCTTTCGCACCGGCTCCTTTCTACCGCCCAGCAAGTAGTCTTGCTGGCTTGGGCCAAGATCCCTGCACGGGCGAAGATCCCGAAAGTTAGCAATTGGGGAGAGCGGGTAATCTCGGGGGAACGGGGACCGCTCTCCTTTCAAAATTGATAAGCCTTAGTCCCTGTGGTAATGGGGATGGTCGGTTCTCGGGATGACCAGCCTTTTAGGACTCCTGATCCACGAACCCTGGAGTCCCCGGCCTTCTCACGAGGGCGCTTCTTCGGAGCCGTTGGGATCTAGAGGGGGAAGGACAGAGCCTCCAATCTGTTCTTTCAATAGGGTCCACAGCGGTTCCGAAGAAGTGAGAAACCATGACGCTGAAGCAACTGGAAAAGATCGAACGCGAATCCGGAGCAGACTATCAAAACTTGAAGTACTCGGTTGAGCAGGAGCGCACTGACCGGCGCTCAAAGGCATATGCCGAGATCGAATACGACCTTAACGAAACCTATGGTGCGGAACTGAAGCGGCTGCATGAAGCATTTGTAGCGGCCAGCGCAGCTACTACCGCAGAGCGAGAGCGTATCGCATTGACCGGCGAAGGCGGTAAGTGGCCTATTGGAACAAAACTGGTTAAATGGGAAACTCGCCGCTGGACAAACATTTATGATCCAAAGGAAAAGGGAATCTACGAAGCTGCGACTGTCGGTATGGTTCACCCTAAGAACATCTCCAGTTACTCGATGGCTAAACCAGGAGAATTTGTAGTGCGGATTCTCAATGCTGACGGAACTCCATCGAAGCGATACGACTCCCACTCCGATCACTGGGGTTGGTATCCCGAAGGCGTTGATCCTAACGACAAGAAGGAGCGCAAATCGGCATGAGCGACTGGATCGAAAAAGACGGCAAGAAATACTTCCAGGAAAGCTATCTGAAACTTGCCAATAACAACGCCGAAGCGGCTAAACGACGCATCGTGAAACTGGAAGGCGTGTTGAAGAGATTGCGCCCGATGATCGGCTGGCAAGGTTCAAACGAGGCCGACGCGCACGGAAACTTTCTACACTGCGAATACTGTGGCAGGACGGATGAAGCAACGCCAGACGAGGTTCAGCACGAAAGCACATGCCCGGTATTGGAATTGCGTGCCGCTCTTGATTCGCTTCCCAGCGCCCAGCGATCCCGCGAGAAGCTGGCAGAAGATGTCATGCACGGCGGTGAGCCATGAACGATAACATGGCGCGAACGAAATACGTATGGCGGTATGGAGTTACTCCCAAACAAGAGGGCTTAACCGAGGACGTTCGCCGCATTCTTAAAGCCGCACGAAACCCATTAACGGTTCGCGAGATTGTTGAGAAACTCCCGAGCCTTGTATGCAAACACAAGAGTGCCGTTATTATCAGCACGCTTGAACGTATGGCAGTTTCAGGTGAAGCGATCAGAAGTAGAATAATACGGCCATGAAGGAACGGGACCCGCGCAGTCGCAACGGACGGAACCGGAGCGGTATTCAACGTATGCGAGGAAGACGCCAAGATCGGCGCGCTACTAACGTATAACCTCAATCATCACGCCGGAATGCTCCTCGGCGACCCGCTGTGGCTGATCTATCCGCCGCTGAAGGAGGGAAAATGAAACTGAGCACGATCCGCGTCAACGTGACGGCGAGGGACATCCGTGATGGTGCCAAAGGTCGATGCGATACATGCCCTGTTGCGCGCGCTATTACTAGAAGAGTAACGCGACCTCCGTACGTTACTACGTCATGTGTACGCATCGGGCAAATGTGGCTGGCGCTCTCGAATAAAGCATGCACATTCATTGAGGACTTCGATAACACTTGTCGTCGCGATATGCGCCCCTTCTCCTTCATGCTGAAAGTTCCGGCAAGGCTGGTGAAGCGATGACCGCTCTACCCGTGGCCCTGATGCTGGCCTGCGCTTTATTGTTGATCGTGCTGCTGAATGGTGCGAGGAAGTCGTGAAGGCCTAAACCACATGACGAGCGCCCATAGAAGGAAAATCCCCAGCGATATCCCCATGATGATATCACCCGGTATCGGCTTCCCTTCTGTCCATAGGTGATTCTCTGAGAACGCCTCTACGCTTGCCGCTAGCATGTAGATGGACAGCATGAGCATCTGACGCCCTTGGACGCTCCAACGCTGCCCTTGGCGACAGGGAATAGCCCACAGATACCACAGTGTAATGCCGAGCCACGCTTGGAACCCGCCACGCACGAAATTGATAGGCTCCAGCACGTCCCCCGGCCAACGCGGGGACGAAGTGAACAGACACGAGCCGACAAGGATTAGCACTGCTGAGAGTGAACCGACAAAGAGCAGGTTCCTGGGACTGTACGCCGCGACCTGATTCATGCGCCGGAGCGCTTCGATGGAAACTACTAATTCCAGCAACGCCAACAGCCATTCGTGGGCGATCCACACATCGCTGTAGAGGCGGCTATTCGCTAGAAGCACACCGGCTAAGAACAAGGCGCAACCGATGTCCAAGGCGACGTACATGATGAACCAGGGAAACAACCGGCGTAGCTTGATCCAGAAGTAAACCATTAAGCAGGCTTCCGCCACGTCAGCGGACAGCCAAAGCGCATTGGTTGCGGTCACGTCTGTATTCACGTTCTATGGCGTCGGAGGGCATGTCGGACACTGTGGAGGTGGTGAGTCTGCCATATACTCTGTCCGCGTGTCGCCAGCGTCCTCCAGGGCCTTGTTTATCTCCCACTGAATACGATTCAGTACGACTGGAAGTGTTTCCGGCGTGGCTGATTCAATTGCCCGGTCGATCCAATTTGCGAGGTTCTTCACTTGGTCTGCTCCTGTCTCGGTTGTGGCGGTTACACCACCAGTCCTCTAGGTAGTCACGCATGTAACGGTCCTCGTCCTCAAGCGTGTCCAAAAACAACTGCACCATAAAAGCCTTACCGTCTTCGGTGCGAAACCATTCCCGCAATTCTTTCATTCTGGCTTCGCGGAGGTAGCCAGCTACGTAGCGTATCAACGGCGTGAACGCAAAGAGGCTACCCAGGAATGCAACGATTCGCCACGGAAAATCCTCGACCGTTGGCGGCGTGTTGTTCATTTGAAGTTCAAGTGTAACCTAAAACCCTTATATTTCAATGCTTACTGAAAAACCAACTAAAAAATCCCGAGATCACCATCACGCCGCCTAGACCGATGTAAACCAGCTTGGCCAAGGAGTCAACCCGAACCTCCAAAGTCTTATGGTTTGCGTCGTATTCGGGACGCGGGATGTACTTCGCATCCGAAGCCGCCATTTGTTCTTTCAGCCTGTTCATTTCGTTCAGCCGCCGGTCCATATCCGCATGGGCAAGTTGAACGGCCTCACGTTCAATACTGTGCTCCCGGAAGTGGCTGTCCCACTTGACCTGGGCCATTTCCTTCAAAATGGCAATTTCCCGGCGTAGGGATTCTACGTCTGATATTTTTCCCATGGGTCATTCGTTCCCCTGCCTGAAGTGTCGCCTGTTCCGCCAGCCCTTGAGCCTGTTATAGGCGATGATGCTCAAAGCATAGAGGAAGGCGAGTAGGGCAGCGGCAACGATGACCACCAGGAGCGGATCGCGTCTCATGACTTCGGCTCTGTTGGCACCGATTGAACGACAGTTTCCTTGACGGTCTCGACAACAGTCGGAGCCTTTGTGCCCACTTGGGTGGTCTCCTTCGTTGTTTCGACTGTCTTGATCTTTGATGGGATCGGCTCTTTGGCAAGGAATAGCATCATACCGGTGATGCCGCTGATTAGGAAGGTTCCACTCATGAGTTTTAGCACAATCCCGGTTCCATGGCTGGCAAGGTAAGCGGGATCGAGGAACAACATGGCAGAACTACCAGCTCCGAACGCGCCAGCCCCACCACCGATGAAGCCACCAATAACGCCTCGCAGCCAGTTCGACCAATCAAGCGTGCCTAGGTTTGCGGGTAGATTCATATTCTCTTCAGATCGAACCCTTGCGTTAGAACCGTGCGCCTCTCCGCCCCAATGTTATCTGCCCGGTGCCAGACAGCCCGAGGATGACAAAGCAGCAATGTTACGAATCCAGTAGGAGCTTGAACTTTATGGCCACTAAAAAGCCTCACCACGGTTGGCGGATTCAATTCGATCGGAAACGGAAGGACCATCTTAGCGAAGGCATCCGCGCTGAAGTTCTTGGGGTGTTCGTCCCGATGCCAGCCGTTTTGGTCATGCCGCACATCTTCAAACCGTGAGTCTCGGGTCGTGATGTGCATTCCGAACTGCGCCGCCAATAACTGTCCCACCGTAAGGCCTAGCATGTTTGCGGATAGCTGCTCGTCACCCCCAGACAGCATGAACGCCGGTAACGCATCAGACGGAATCTGCACGTGGGCTGCTCCGAGTTTCAGAAGTTCACTGACAGGCACGACGGCTGGGTCCATCAGTTCATGTCCCCAGCGAATTCAGGATCTCGATGGCTACTTGGCCCAATCCTTGATACGCCCATTTGCGGCCATTGGTCCTTCGGTCACGCTGATATTCTCTTGCCCAAGCGTTGTATCTTTCCCTGTTCATGATGCGCCACCGGCGGTTGTACTCCCGCGCTTGTGCGTTGTACCTTTCGCGGTTCTGAGCACGCCACTTCCGCGCGTAGTCCCGAAAATAGTTCGCTTTCAAGGCAAGTGCCCCCAGCCCCACACCACGCCATCGATAACCATTTCGTCGTACTCTGGCTTGATGTCCTTCGGGTCTATCCATGGAATCGGGACGTAGACTAGCGTGTAGCAGTTGTTATCGGCAATGCAGAATTGCCTGCCCACGAATACTTGCAGGTTGGACGGAGGCGACTGCAAGAGTGCGACGGTGAGTGCGAGGTATTTCACCACACCACCGTCTCGGAACCGGGGCACCCCCCGGCTCTAGCGAGAGAACCGTTCCAAAATGTGGGTGCCCCGGCGAGCGCCGTGACAGTAGTGTTCATTGTACCACCACCGTAAGTCCCGTTGGCGGCGAAATCAGAACTGCTTGCGCCGTGTTGGACTGAGCGCTCTCGCCGCCGTCGAATGCAACTAGATACCGGTATGCCTTCAGCAACAGCCCGTGGTCATCCTTAAGATAACCTATCCCTAGATTACACTTTCTACAAAGCAGCCCACGGACTCGGCCTGTTTCGTGGTTGTGGTCAACGTCCAGTTTTGCGGACCTATTGCAGATCGCACATAGACCCTTCTGAAGTTCTAACATTCTCTGGTAATCGGCGTAGGTTATTCCATAGCGCCTCGTGAGCCACTCGTCGCGATACCTCTCGAAGTGCCTCAGGTAGTGTGTGTTGGCCTTTCCTTCAGCCACCAACCGCGCATATGCCCTACTCTCCCGAGCTTTAACTCTTTCGGGATACTGCTCTCTAAACTTCTTACGCGCCGAAGCCTTGCACAATTTACACCGTGTTTGCAGTCCATCCTTATTGTCTCTACCCTTGTGGAAGTCTGCTGCTTGTTTGGTTTCTTTACAACCAGGACATCTTTTCACTGAATCACCACCGTCAAACCAGTAGGAGCAGATATCACGGTTACTTGCACCACGTTTGATAGACCGCTCTCGCCGCCATTTGAAATTGCGCTCACGGCAAAACAAAAAGTCCCCGTGGTGATCGTCTTATCTTGATAAGTCAGAGCACCAAGCATACTGGCTATGCGAGTGAACACTGCATTTATTGGCGGACTTGGCGTTGCGGGCGGGCAAGTACCAACGACTCGGTACACGTTGTAGAGCGTTCCCGGTGGATTGATGGAGTCGGTCCACTGCAAGGTGGCGACGTGGGCGGTCTGCCCGATGGCTTGACTGAGAAACAAGAACGAAACTACAAGAGATTTCATTTGGTTACGCATATGCGCTTATAAATCAGGGGTTACAGGACGGAGGATTGCTTGCCGCTCCATCGCTCGCGGTTGCGGTAATGCTGAAAGATCCTGCGGTAGTCGGAACTCCGCTCAAGATTCCAGTGGCGGAATCTAGCGTCAAACCAGTTGGAAGCGTACCTGAAACGCTCCATGTCAATCCAGGAGCTTTGAACCCGCCGGACGTGATGAATTGAACTTTGTAAGGCTGTCCAAGCGATCCTTGCGGGAGTGGCGAGGCATTAGCCACCAAGAATGGAGCGCAAATCGCGAGAGGCAGTGACACAAAAGCTTGCCTCCCGGTCTTGTCCAACACGTATATATTGAGCGCTGTCCCGTTGACCACGACTGAAGATGCGCCCGATAGCGTAGCACCTGAAAGAGTAAGGTTTGCGGCCTGCAATGTGGCTAAAGGCTGGATCGACCAGCGGTAAGGTGTCTTGCCGCCCGAGGCTGTTAACGTGGTACTGTAAGCCGTTCCGGTTTGGCCGATTGGTAAAGCCGTAGTAGTGATCGTAAGTGGCGCGTTGGGCGCGAAGAAGTTCGCAATGCGACTCCAAAAGGATTCAGCGCGGACTGAATTCGCAAGTAGAAGAATCGCTAACAAAAGCCTCACGCCGCCTTCTTTCTTGGATGGTAATCGGAGCTAATAACGAAATAGTCTCGCCAGCGGCAAAAGTCACAACAGTAGCGGTGGCTAATTCTCTTTTGTCTGAACAATTTCCCGCAGTCCATATTTTCGCAGCGGACTATGCCCGCCAACCGTCCGGTTTTACGGAATCGAGACATTCGCTTATTGTAAATCCAGCGACATCTCGTGCTACAGTGCTTCCTCGTCTTCTTTCGATATGTATTGTCTAGCATCCGGCGGCAAGCCAAACAACGACTACGTATCCTCTTTTGTGGCAACACCGCCTGCCGCCGGGCGAGGGAATTCGAGGTGTTGATGGAAGCCGTCCTCTCCACCGGGTATAATCCTAATCCTGAAATATTATTGCAGTGTGACATACTAAAAGTTAGGTGTTACCTGATCTGACGTTCCTATTGGTGTAACTGTATCAGTGGCCAATCGCATTGTCCCCACGACAGAGATGCCGGAGTGAATGACACTAATTGCCCTCCAGATGTAGCTTGGCTCTCATTTATTCCGCACGCCCCGGAGAAATATAGGCTGGGGCCAGTGAAGTACAAGTCTGCTGAAGCTGCTGTGCCTGTGATGATAAAGAAATACCTACCTGGAGAAATAGTCACGGTTCCTTGTGCTATTGATAAGTCGGCAACGGTCGGAGAATTTACTTGGTGAGGTCCGACATCCGCCTTTAGTACACCGGAAGAGTCGGCAATTCCCCAATCATAGCACTGCACGGAGGTTTGGTTAACACCAGATAAATTTGGACAATTAAACGATCCGGCGTTCGTGTCTGCACCGTGTATTACCAGAAGTATCTTGGAGAATGATACAGGTGATAAAATATCAAACGACCATGCGATAGTTGCATTGCTAGTTGGTGCATGAATGCCAGCACTTATATTTACCCCTACTGGATAAGAGGTAAGCGTGATTCCACCTCCATTGGCTAATGGCAGTACTCCGGTTACTTTAGTAGTCAGATCAATAGTAGAATTAGCGATGTCGGCATTAACCACTGCCGAACTAGTACACGCCTGCGTGCCCCCGGCGAAATGGCACAGCCCGACTCCTGGTGACGATGCAGTAACAATATTGGCCCCGTTTGGAGTGAAGGGCGCAAAATTAACCGCATCAGTATCGACGGTCGCCACAACCGAAGTCATGATCCAGGAACTCTTAGGATTAGTGGTTCCATTGTTCGCTACCGGAACAATCGTGTTGTTCATATCCGAAGGTTGATCGTAATCGAGCGTGCGCGTCAAGATCCACGGTGTCACAGCAGCCACGCCAAGCTGAGTGACCGAATAGATGCCATTGTTCGCCGCCGTCGCCTGGTTCTTCACCAGAATCCTGTCCAGCAGTAGAGGCGTGTAGCCGTCTACTACCAACACGGAATTAGTGCTTGAGGTAAAGAACGAACCGACGCCTGCATCGACATGCGTGAACGTCGGAGTGTTGGGCAACACCGCCGCCGTAGCTGCCTGCACTAGATCGCGTCCAGCAGCAGCATTTACCGCATTCGTGATAGCCGTGGTGACATAAGCAGTGGTGGGGATCGTAGTGCTGTTGTCGGTTGCCGCTGGGGTAGGAGCGGTTGGTGTTCCGGTTAGCGATAAATTATTCAAACTGCTACATGCAGCAGATGCGTTGGTCAAATCCGCACAGGCGATGGAGACGTTACTGCTCAAAGCATGGCCCGCCACGGTCGTGGTCGTCGGCACGAACGCGGTACTGTTGAACGCATTCGATCCAAGCGTTCCGCCCGCGCCGATGTTAAGCGTGCTGCCGTCCGTTCCCGTTATCGTGACCGTGTTGTTAACTGTGAACACCTTAGCCGCAGCGATAGTCAGAGTGCCTGTTGTGGTGGTGATCGTCAGGCCGTCAATCGTGCCAGGAAGCACCAGTGCGCTAGGCAGGGACAGCGTGCAAGTGATCGTCGTCGTGCCAGTGCAGGTGCCAGTGGCCGTAATTTGGCTCGCGGTGCCATTGATGGTTACGCTAGTTACCGTTCCGGAGCCGCCGCCACCACCAGCAGCGATCTTGATCGGGTCCCCTGGATTTGGAGTAGGGACATATTGGGCCATCAGCGGTGCGAACACTAAAAGAAGCAGGGCAATTATTTTCATACTTTCTCCATAGAACGTGGTGAGGAATTCAGCGGTTTGAGTTTACGGTTCACGGCATCGACCGCAGCCAATGCTCGGGGATCGGCGTCTATCGGTGTAAATCTTCGCGCATTGGCAAAGGAAGCTCCCGTAAGCGATGGCATCAAGCCATGGAACATAATCACTGCGGGAGTAGGGTGAAGCGTTAACCGTAAGTGCGGACCATCGCCCGTCAAGACGAAACTTGCGGCGTTTGGCCGTAGCCCGGTCTTCAGTGTTGGGGTTCGTCCAGCGAAAGCCAATGTTGCCGCAGATGGCCGTAGAACACCGCCGGTTACTGGAGTTTCGCCTGTAAATGTAAGACTACCAGCAGCAGGGTGAAGCGTTTGTCTTTCGCTCGGGGTTGCGCCAGTGAATGTGAGGGACGCTGAAGCGGGCTGGAGTTTCCGCGTCAGCGCGGGCGTCAGGTCGGTAAACGTAAACGACGCGGCACTTGGAGCGAGTGTGGTTAATGCCCCGCCCAGTGTGATGAACGTGTTGGGTGAGTTCTGATTGTTGAACTCAGTGGTGATCCAGTCGGCGGATCGGATTGTACTCGATATCCGCGCTTCATCAAGAGGACCGGAAAAAAAGTCTCCCGCCCCTCCACTGCGACCGATATCGTATATACCCGATCCGAACGTGAACGAAACGCTCGTACTTCCAGATGCCGCCCCATCAATGTAGAATTTGGCGGTGGACCCATCGTAGGTGAGCACGACATAATGGAAAGCCCCAGTAGTCACCGTCCCGCTCGAAGTGGCTAGATTGGATACTTGAGCACTAAGTAGGCTAAGAGTGTTGTCGTTGTTGGTTCGGAACTCTACCCCACCATGTGCTTGCTGGGCGATCAATCCACCAAATCTCAAATCTGCCGGTTTGATCCACAAACTGAAGGTAAAGGTAGTAGTCAGTCCCAGGGTTCCGACCGATGCGTAGTCAGGATTAGGATGAACGTCGAAACATCCATCGACTTTCCCGGCTGTAGCCAAACTCGAACCAGTAAGAGTCCCGTTGTTGGCGTTGCCGGTAGAATCTTTCGCGTTCAGCGTCGTGCCATCGGGGAAATGGTAGACTCCCTTGAAGTTCGCGTCCCAGACGTTAGCCACAGAGAAGCTACCGGTGTTTTGCTGAGTCGAAACCGTCGCATCCCCGTAGAAAACATAGAAGACAGTATCTACTGTGTGTGAGACGGTGGCGATCAACACCCAGGCGTAAAGTGTTCCAGTCGTCCCGTCGTATGATTCAAATTCCCACGGTATCTTTGTTGCCCCGCCCGAATCCGAGGTAAAGATAAGATCAGCGGGCATGGTGATTGGGTTGCCCCCGGATTGAGTTACTGTGTGCTGAATCAGTCCGCTGTTTGCTACCGTGGCGAACGAACCGTTGACGATCTTCACCAAGACCGGGAAATTGGACTGATCCGATCCCGATACCTTGGTGTGGTCGATAGTGAGCGAGCGTGAGGTGGCGAATGCCATTTTATTAAGTCGCGGTGAATACCTTCGGGCTGGCGATGGAGATGGTCAATGTATTTCCAGCCGCTATCGTCACATCGGCGGGCGTGGAGTCGAGCAGGAAGAAGGCAATCAAATCTCCCGCCGTCGAATCATACATCACCGCCCCACGCGCCGTAAACCCGGCCCCAGAGGCAGTCCATGACACGTCATTGGTGTTCCATGTGATAGTGGCTGTCGCGCCACCACCTGTTAACGTGGGTGATCCAGCCGTAGCCCCGCCCGCCGTGTACCCGTTGGCTGTTGTAAGTTCGCCGGTCAAGGTGCCATAGGTTCCCGGCGTTAACGTCGCGACGAGTCCATTAGAGGATGACGTAACGAGCGCGACCTTAAATGTGTCTCCGCCAAGATCCATGAGCTTCTTGAAGAAGTTCAGCTTGGCATCGTTGTATAGCGTCCATGGACCCGGCCCCATAGTTTTATGTCTCCTTTAGGGATCTACTGAGATTGTTGCGCGGCCCTTGCGGATTTGGCCGTTGGTGGTTAGTGTTAGAACGCATTGCAAAACGAACGTTCCGACTACCGAGCTAGTGAAGTTAGCTGTCGCCGATGTTCCGGTATTTGCCAGTGGAGTGACGGTTGGGCCGGTGGGGGAAACGGACCACGCAACCGAGGCAATCGTGTCCCCTTCCACGTCTTGCTCGTAGGGAACTACTTCACCGACTATTTGATCGAACAGAGCGGCCATAGACCAATATTCGCTTTCCAAACTGCTGGAGTGATGTGCAACTCAGGACACAGCGTTTTATAAATGGACGAATGACCGCCCGACGAAACCGTCGCAAGCGACTCTCCCAAACTTCCATCGAACATAGCCCGAGAAAAGGCCCCATTCGATATTATGGATTCAGCCAACGATCCATCGGATAGATTGCGTAGCGATGCCGCCAGCCGAACGACTGACTCCGTTGTGCTTCCATCCGCAACAACAGTCCGCACATATGCGCTGTTAGTGGCGAGCGTTTCGGAAAGCGATCCGTCTGACGTAGTACGCGCCAATACGAGCGAACCGCGATTGACTGATTCGGAAAGCGTGCCATCGGATGCGGTGCGGAACGAGGCCGCTGTTCGTCCAACCGACGCCGAGAGCGTTCCATCCGATATTGTGATCGGCACATTCCGCTGTCTGGCTACTGTCTCGGTAACGCTACCGTCCGCTCCGATGCGTATAAATGCAAGCGGTTGCCGTACCATGGATTCCACCACGGTGCCGTCAGAACTAGAACGCAGAAAGGCAATCGTGCCCCGCAATGCCGATTCGGACGAGAGTGCCGCGTCTGCACCACTGCGATTAAATGCAATCGCGGATCGTGCTCCAGTTTCAGATGAGAACGCCGAATCCGCATCTGTGCGCGTGAAGGCAATACTTGCTCGCGAAGCCGTTTCTGTTAATACGCCGGCATCCGAACCAGTTCGGGCGAAAGCAATTGCAGATCGAGCCGCAGTTTCCGATAGCGTCCCGTCAGAACCAGAACGGACGGCCCCAAACACACGCGCATCGGATTCAGCGGATAAGGTCGTATCGGAGTCAGACCGCACCGCGCCAAAAACTCGCGCAGGAGACTCTGCTGACAATGCTGTATCTGAATCGGTGCGAACCCATCCATGAACGCGGGCCATACTTTCTGAGAGCGTGCCGTCTGTTGCCGTACCAGTCAATTTAGCCACTGTAGGAGCCGTTACAAATTCGTTGGCAACAACCCCAGCGTCCAATGTGAACGTCCGCGTAGTCGTTGATGAGGCGTTCTTGAAGTTCATCACGATCACGATACGGTCTGTAGCCGATGCGCTGCTGTCGGTCGCCGATTGCGTGACGTTCATGCTCTTGGTTCCGGTCGTGTTGAGACTAATCGCCTGCGCCGTCGTTGAGCCTTCAGTCGTTTGCGCCACGCCCGATGAGTTCACCCGGATAACACAGGTGTCCTCCCAGGTCATATTGGCCGACGCTGCTATGGTCACGTCGATTTGAATGGTCCATGTTCCAGATGCCCAAGACGTGTTGTTGGGAAAGTTCGCGTTCGTGTAAAGCTCAAAGTTCTGTGTGCTGCTCTTGACCTGCGAGAATGCCCAGGAGCCTGTCGTGGCCGTTGAGTTCTCAAGTTTCTGCGGAGCGAAGGTGTTCTGTGTACTGACTGCATTACAGGTTTGCACTGTCGTCAGATCCGAGGCGGCTTTTGACGGAATCCATTTGCTCGCACAAACAATTCCCGGTAGGGCAATGATTAGTACATACCTTAAAATAAGCAAGTCCTTTGTTATCAGCTATATAGTAATTGTCCAAGTTACGCTGAGTGTGTCGTTAGTCGCGAGCGTAGCGCTGGTGAACGTGTCCTCATAGCACATGGTGCCAGCGCTTGACGCCGTAAAGACAGCGCCAGCTTGGGCCGACTGAGCACCAGTGGCCGTGAACGTCTTGGCGATGGTGAACGTGGTCGCGTTCGAGCTGTGCGTGTACGTCCCCTGAGCGCGGCTCAGGCCGTTGGCAACAATTTCACCAGAAAGCGTGGTATCGGTCGCACCGGGAGTGATCGCGGTGTTTGTCAGAGCAATGAAGTTGCACTGGGTATTCACCGCTGGCGTTGACGTGTTCGCCATGATATCGGCGAGCCAGTTCAGCCCGGCGTTGGTGACGAGGTTATGGGTGGTAGTCTCGTAGAAGATCGTCCCGCATACGGCGGTATCAGCGCAGCCAGGCTTGGGGTGTCGAGCCAAGACATGCACAACGTTGGAACGCCGCGTCCCTTCGGTGATCTTCCGATTACGCCCTACGGACGCCGACGCTCGACCAGACGCGTCAACTTTGTCAACAGCTTGTCCGAACAGAAGCGCCGTTGCTAGCAGGAGTGAGCCTACAAGTTTCATTGAATTTACCTTTCTACTTTGAACGTTGGAATGATAGCAAGGGTGATCTGAAGGATTACTGTGCGTTCAACGTTGACGACGTGGCATCGGAACACTTCGAGGTAAAGCTCAACGATCCGTTGAGCCACGCCGAGAAAATTAAATTATTAGAACCATCATAAGTATAGAGCTTGACGGCCCATACCGGCTGATTGGTCTGCGGAGCCGTAGTCGTGAAAATTACTGTTCCCGCAAGCGTCCCGAATCCAGTGGAGTCAATCGGAATCGAGAACGTGTTGGCATCGAGAATCGTCGCGGTCCAAGTCGCGTTTATCGCCGTCCATCCCGTTCCCGTGGCCCCGGAGATCGTAACCTTGGGCCGGGAGTTGACGTTGAATCCATGCCCCGATGAAGTCACGATAGCCGGGTTCGCCTTCGATACACCGGAGATCGCGTTTGGCCCGGAAGGAGTGGAAGACCCCGAATGTGCGTAGCAGGTGTAAATCAGGTTCGTGCCCGAATAACCGTAAATCAGTTGCCCTGGATTTAGGGGCGGAAGTTGGGAGATAGACACCTCCGGCCCTTGGGCGTAGAGCACCATGGTAAACAACAGCGAAAGTATTAGTCTCATGAAATTCTCCTTCAGGAAGCGATCTGGGCTAGGTGCTCGGCGAACGGACCACGCACGTCCTCCGGTAATTGGTCGATGTTTCCAAAGTGGCTTTGTAACAGCGGGGCGAGTTCTTGTTTCTTCTGCGGCCCTGCGGCGGCGATGGTTGCAAGTAACCGAGGCATGGGATACTGCGAAACGGTGTCGCGGTCTGGAATGGCGTTATCCACGTACTTCTCAATGTCCTGATCGCTCATTCCGGCTTTGGAAGCTTGTTCAGCAAAGCTCTTGGCTCGTCTGAAATCGCCCGACTGAATGTGTTTGTGCATCTGCGCTAAGGCTTGTTGCTGGGCTGCGCCTTGCTCGTAAGTCTCTTTATTAATCGGCGTCGGAGCGTGGCGGAGAAGATAGATGCCCGCTCCCAGTTGTTGCGGATCGCGCATGTTGACTTCGTTCGTTTCCCACTCACCCCTCTTGTTCGGGAAGAGATGGTCTACCCCACCAGGAGTCTCCGACGTTTCCTTGTCCATCACGGACGGGTTCACCGAAAAATCGTCAGGCGCTCCGTTGGCTAGCCACGCCTTCGTTAGCTTGATGACCGAGGAGTGAATTGGTACTACGATCTTGTGGTCTGGATTCTTCTGCATTCCCTCCGCGAGTTGCTGCATGACTCCCCGGATCGCCGGGAGAATCCGCAATCTAGCTTGGTCGAAGGATTCACCTTTGCGTGACGACAGCGCACCTTGGCCGGGAATGATCCGCTGGGGATTGTTCTTCATCAGATCCCTCAGTTGGCCCTTCACCATGTCCATGGGCTGGCCTTCCAGGTTGCCTTGGGCATGCGCTTCGAGATTTGGATCGCTCTTTACCTGGGCTTGGGGATTCGCCGCGATAATCGGTGCCGCTGATTCCTTGGCCCGTTCACTAGTTGGGATGACAACTTGATCTACTCCGCCTTTAGCTGCGAACTGATCGGCACGTTGCTGGGCTTCCGAGTGTCCTACGTCCGATAAAGGAATTTGGTTCGCGTTGCCACGGTTTATGTCGATGCCGCTCTTGACCATCGCGATTTGTTGATCGGGCGGTGGTGAGGGCGGAATAGCGGCGGGATCGGCGGCGGCTCTCTTCGCCGCAGCTCTTTCCCATTTTCCGCGCTTGATTGATGCCATATTATTCAGGTGGCGGCATCGTTACTGGAGTGCCGCGAGAAGTAGTTTGCCGATTCTGTGGCGTACCCGCCATAACCGTAGTCTCAGGAAGTCTGTATGTCCAAGGACTTCCAGTCGCACGACCAATTAGCTCTGCGACTCCATCGGAATTTCCAGCAGCTAGAAGATCGGCAAGCCTGCTTTTGGTGATAGCGGACGTGGTTTGCCATGCAGGACTACGGACGAACTTCACGAGCAGTTTAGCTCCCGTGGCTGTTAGCGCAGCACCGCCAATAGTTCCATGTGCTCCGATTTTGGCAGCAGCACCAGCAGCCGTAGCAAGTTGTTCTCCAAGTGGCGTGGCCTGTGATTGTGTACGTTTAATGGTCGAATCCACGACTCCATGCACACTTTTCCAGAACGAGTATTCTTTGTTTATTTTTGCGATGTCTGGATACGCGCCTGCTAACTCCTCGCGAATCGCGTCAGCGGCCATCCCGTGCGCCTCCGCAAGACTTTCGTTCGCAAGGTCAATTCCCCCATACCGGCCAGCTTTGGCTGCGATGCCATCGAAGTACTGACGCATTGCCCTTAGCCTATCTACTGGAATTACTGCTTCGCCCGTGGATGGGTCCACCTCGGACACATTAGTCAGAGCTTTCTTTAGATCCTGAATGTGGGATAAGCCGGTTTCTGCGGTTGGGCCTTTTGGCATTAGCCCCCTGCTGGTGGGAATCTGAAAACTGTTTTTAGCCGCAGAATCAATGGAATCTAGAATCGGCTGCAATGGATGATTTGTGTCCGGGTGGAGAGCGTCGAAAGCATCGCCAATCTGCTGCCCGAAGGACTGTATTTGCTGTTCTGCTGTATTACGCAACCCCTTGCGAGTTGCCGCCCACACTCCACGATCAGCCAACTCTGGCGCTATTCTAGCGGTGATGTTTTTGTTTTGATTCGTCGTTGCGCCAAGTACACGAGCATAATTCTTAGAGGAGGAGTCTTCCAGGATGCCAGCGGCACCAGCGCCTATTGATGAATTCCTGACGGCCCGCGCCAGCGACGATGCCACGCTGGGAGTTACAAGCGCGGTTGCCTGCCCTAATCCACGGGCTACCTGCGGTGCTCTAGGTGGTCCCTCGCTGGGCATCGTCTGACTCGGTGGCATATCGCTTACGCCGCCAATCGTTTCAGCGGCTTCTGCTGCTGCTGGGCCGATTATCGGAATAGCGGTAGCAAGGCCGTGCCCAACAGCTTCGCTATACCGTCCCGCATTTGCCGCCTCTTTTGTAAGCTGTGCCTGTCGTTGTGTTGCGCCAATGGTAGCGTCGCGAAGATTGGCCTTTGCTTCTGCTTGCGCCTTAGGGTCACCGAACATAGCCGTCGCGACCGTCTTTACAGCCGGAACAGGATTTAGTATGTCCGTCATGCCCTGACCAAATCCGCCAGGAGCATTGAGATTCACGTTCCCGGCAGGAGAATTTTGTCTGAACCAGTCGGCGTCAGATTGCACTTGTGGCGATGCCGTCAGTGGAGCGTTTTGCTTGAACCAATCGGAATCGTCAGGCATTATTGAACAACCTTAGCGCCTAGCTTTTTGTAATGTTCCACTTGACTTGCATCGACTTCTACCGGAGTTGCTCCGCCAGGGCGTAGCATCCTAACTTTCCCACCGCCAGTTTCACCAGTTGGATCGAATCCATGTTTTTGATAAATTCGCCGCGCCGATGGAAGAACTGGACTCCACGCCGGGTCATTCGGTATCTGCTGCTGATAGCGCTCTTGGTAAGTCTTCAGCTTCGCCCCGAGAATATGCAGGTTCGTGTCCACCGCTCCACCCAATTGCTCCGGCGATTTTGCCGACATAATATTGTTGCCAATTGTGCGGATCTCAATATCGGTCGCTTGACCCTTCAGCGCGTTTGCCAATTCTCCCGCGACCGCCGATTTCAGAGACTCGAAATTACTCGGCGCGGCACCGCCAAACATACTGGCGAAATAGTTGTAAGCGGCGTTGCCTGGGGTAAACGTGCCGTTCTTTAACGCTTCCGCCGCATCGCCCAACTGATCCAAGTGAACGGTAGCCGTATTGAGAGAACCGATATTTCTCCCATCTGGCCCAGTCGCGAAAGACTTGCGAATCTGTGCTCGTTGATCGCTGTACAGCGGATCGTAGGTGAACACGGCGTTGCGGAGTTGTTGGGCTGCCTGACTCCGCGTAGCTCCTGACGGAAGTGCCGCACGGCCTTCGGCGATAGCTTTGACCTGTGCGGCGACTCCTACCGGAAGGGTCTTGAGATAGTCCTCGCCGCCCGTCATTTGTCCTGGCCCTGGCGCTGGAGGCATTCCGGGGATGATGGTATTGTTCGTGATGTGAGTGGCTTGGGCCTGTTTTGCCAACTCAGCATTTAACCGTTGCGCTTCAGGTTGCGTCAATTCATCGATGGATTTATTAGCCGGAACTCCTGCGGCAATAGCGGCCATCCGCTGCTGCGGCGTCATCGTTTTGTCTGGCCTATTTCCAGCCTTCTGGTCTTCCTTCATCTGATCGCGTTTATCTTTCAGCGCTTGATCGAATTCGTTGACGGTTGCCTTGAAACCACTCTTCTGTCCAGGGAACATATCGAGCATTGAATCTGGAACCGTAACGAACGGTGTGCGGAGAACCCACTGCGTGCTCGGATTACGCGGATCGGCCACAGAGTAGAAGCCTTCCGGAATTTCCTGTGTTGCCGGGATCTGCTGCGCTCCCTTGCCGAGAGAATCAACGAAGTCCTTATACGTTTTCTCTTCTTGCCCTCGCTTACGAGTGTCGGCGAGTGCGCCTTGCTGTTCGGCCTGGGCGGTACGATAAGCGGCCTGCGCCGCCCGCTGTTCTCCAAGGGCCTCGGTCCCAGCCTGAGTTTGTTCCAACTGCTCCCGCTGCGCTTCGTTCGCCATGTCCCGCTGATACGCTGCTTCCTGCTCAGACCACTTCGGGTGCATGAGCATGTTGGCTGCGGGTGCAAACTTGGTGAGTGAAAGAATAGCTCGCCCGAATCGCTGCGCCCAGTTATCGTGAAATGCTTGAGGTCGTTCTGCGTCAATCGCCGCCCGTCGTTCATCAGAGGTGGTAGGGGGAGTGGGCGCAACCACCCCTCCGCTCGGAGGTGGCGTAATCCCCGCAGGAGTCCTGTCCATCATGCCGATGGATGCTGTTTCTGGTGCAGGACCGGCGCTGATGGGTGTTGTTGCGTTGGCGGCGGGGGAAGGTGCAGGTGTTGAAGTCCCAGTGGGCTGTGGAGGCGGTTCCATCGCTTCCGGCGGTGGCATGGATGGAGCCGCACTCGCAAGTCGAAACTTTCGCATGCTCTCCGGTTTACCATTCAGTGCTGGGGATGCGAGCGAGACGGTGTTGCTTGTCCCTGGTGCCGCGCCGTTCGTGGCCGATTGCGGAATTGCGGCAGGCCCCGGCATCGCAGATCCGGTATAGTCCACGTTCTGCCCATCCATGCCATCGTTCGGATCGTCAGGATTAAATCCCGGCGGTGCGCTATCTGGCGGCGTGAGCACACTACGGGTGCCGTAAGGACTACGATACCGTGCTGGAAGGCCTATTGTTGGCATTGCCTACCTGAAAAATCGATTTGCGCCGAGCGGGATATCTGATCGAATCGGAGCTTGCAGTTTTGCCGCGTTTGCGCCGCTGGGCCTGCGGTACCTACTGCGGACAGGTAATCCGCCCGGAAGACCGCCCATCATGCTTGCGGACATCTTCTGGCCTGGCATTGAATCGAGGGGAATGACGGCCTCCGGCTGACCATGTTCTGCCAACATCGCAACCGTTGGTGAAGTAACAAGTTTTCCTCCAGCCATCGGCTCGGCACCAGAGATTGCATCCGAGAGCGCAGCGTTGGGGTCAGCATTACGAGCGGTAGAGCGCACCGTAGGATCAGTCGCCATTTGGGTATCCATCGGCATTTGATCCGAGGTGAAACCTTGGTCTCCGCCGGAGAAAGCGTCATACAGGCCGCCTAGCGGACTCTTCTGCAAGCGTGACTTGCCGTAGTCCGCTAAACCTTGCCCTAGACTCGACCAGAATCCGCCCATCGTTAGGCCGCCTTCCCGTTGTCACTCCGGTACCCATAGCGTTGCGGAACCTTGACTACCATTTCCGGGCGTTTTTCTCCGACAATCGCCAAGGTCGGCTCGGTGAAGACGCCGCCTTCGTCTGCTCCCAGTAACTTCATTCCCGCCCCGAAGATTTGACTGCCAGCTTTGCCTAATCCCCCTGGCCCCGTATTCTCGTAGTTAGCCCGGTTCGCTGTGGACTGATTCAATCCTGAAGTCGTGGTCTGAAGAGTCTGCCCTTGTTGCTGCATGGCGTTCTGACCGCCTTGTTGCGCCATGCCCTCTTGTTGAGCCAGACCTGACCGGTAAGCCGCCTGACCTTGCATACGCGCCCCGCCAAGCGTTTGCTGACCTGCGGACGTGGCTTGGCCTGTATTCATGCCCTGGGTGTAGGTCGCGTTGTTTACGTTCGCTTGGGTGTTCTGCCGATTTGCACCGAGCATCGCGGCGCGGGCAGCCGCTTCCTGCTCTGCTGTCTGCGCGGCACCGTAGCCCTGATTCGCCATATTAGAAGCCGTTTGTGTTGAGAACTGCCCGTAGGTGTTCGCGGCGTTAATTCCCGCCTGTCCCACGTTCTCAGCCGCCGATACCCCCGCCGCCCCCACATTCTCCGCAGCCGAAAGATCCGCTTGGCCTACGTTCTCTGCCGCCGCGATTCCCGATGTTCCCGCTAATCCCGCTGCCGCCTGGGCTTGGGCTTGTTCCTGAGTCGCTGCGCCAGCTTGGAATCCAACCTGAGTTTTAACCGCTCCCTCGCGCTGTCCTTCAATTCCCGCAGCACGGTCATACTGAGCTTGTCGAGCGGCTATGTCGGCTTGATACTCCGCGCTTCCTTGTCCCGCTGCGGACTGGTTCTCTAACCGCGCTCTTGCCGCTTCAATGGCTAAGGGAGATGTATTGCCAGCTGCCGCCGCTTGCCGATTCAAAGTGTCTTCCGCTGAGCGGTATTGATTTCCGATTCGTTCCCCCGCTGCCGTCTTGATGGCCTGCACATCGGCGTCGGTCATCTGCTTTTCGGTGGCGTTGGGATCGAAGGCTAACCCCGGATTACCCACTGCCGTATCCAGCTTCCCAAATTTGTCCTGAGAGCCTTGCAACATCGTGTCGAGGTTGCTTACACCCGTTCCGACACCGGATTCGTACTTGCCCATCTGATCGCCGACGTTAGACTGATACTGGTTCATCTGCCCGCCGACGTTAGACGCTAATTGGCCGACCTGCGCTCCCTGGTTGGCTTGATACTGATTCAGCATCGCTCCTTCGGCAGCCGTACCTGCGTTCATGACGTTGCGTGGATCGTTGGGATCACCCTTGATGGCTGATTGTTCGTCGCCCGTGAGAAACTGCTTGTTCATGTCATCGGCGCTGGTTCGGTACTGGCCGTAATCGATCCCGATCTTAGATGCTTCGTCCTGGTTAAACCCTGGTGTGGCGTTGAGATTCGCGAGTGCGGTATCGGTCGCGGCTCCATATGCCGCTTGGCGAGGGCCGTAATATCCCAACTGCGACTGAGCTTCGGCGTTGATCTGGTTCGCCCCTGCGATCAGCCGCCCCTGATCGTCATAGAACATGTTGTGAATCGGGGCTTCCGGGTCCGGATTGGGCGTCGGCAAAGCTCCCCCCGGAGCGCCGTAGATAGGATTAGCCGATGGATCTGGAGCAGCGCCCTGCGCGTTTCCTGGTGCATTCGGATCAAACGCCGGATCGGCAAACGGGTTGTTGGGGTCGATGTAGCGTTGTTGATAAGCAGGGTAAGGTTGAGTAGCCATCGGAAACCTCCTACTGCGTGTTCATCTGCCCTTGACTGGGCGGTCCACCGCCTGGAGGACCCATGGATGGACGGCGCGGCCTGAATCCACCCCCGCCCCAGGCCGAACGCTGTCCTTGCCCCGGATTACTGCCCATCGAATCATCGGGGCTTCTTCCTGGGCGTTGCACGAATGAATCGCGGCCCTGAGGTTGTTGGGGCGGTTGATTCTGTCCTTGGAACTGTGACCGCATGGCAGACACGCCGCCATTTGCTCCCATTCCCCCTCCCATTGGGGCAGGAGATGGTTGCCCCATCGGAGGCGTAGGAGCCTGTGGAGGTTGAGCTAACTGAGCACCACCAGGCCGTTCAGGTCCAGTCGGTCCAGGTGTGTCGGGAGAACCTAACTGTGGCCCAGTTGAAACAGTAGGCATATCTCCTCCAGGGGGAGCCATCTGCGCTGGGCCTGGAGCATTAACCGGAGGCGGCATATCCGAACCAGGAGCCACAGGAGCCACACCCTGCGAATCGGGAGCAAGCTGCGCTGGCCCCGGCATGTCGGCACCAACACGGACCTGTGACTGTGGCAATTGCGGCGTGTCGGTCTGCGCCTGAGCGGTTGGAGGCATACCAGGGGGAGGCATTTGCGCTCCCATTCTCATTCTGGGGGAACGAATGGCTAAATTGTCTTGTACTGGACCCATAAAGTTGTCTCCTTCAATAAGCTACGTTTACCGTCACCGCTCCGACCGGAGGCCCCGGGAACTCGCAAGCATTTAGTGGAATAGCGTCACGTTCCACTTTCACATACCCTAGAAAACTGGACTGAGGAATTGCCGCCGCCGCGACCCCATCGGGGTAATCGAATAGAATCGTGCTCCAAGGCGGAGTGTCCTCCAGCGCCGGGTTTTCGAGCGCAAAATCCCAATTCGGGACTACAAGAGCAAATGGGGAATCGGCTGCCATGTTAGTTTAGAGCAATCCAATAAGTCCCGTGCGGGTTTCCCGAACCACCTGGAGGAGCCGTAAAATTCAACCAGTCGTGTCCTTGGAAAGCCAACCGAACGGAATCGAGTGGGGGTTGATCGGTAGTAACACAGAACGATCCCCAGTCTTGGCCCATGACATTGAACACCGAACCTAAAGCCGTAGACGGCCAACCGAGCATCGGCTCGGTCAATGTTGAGAAGTTCCCCCAGAAATAGTAGTCTTGTGGCGTGTCCGTGCGCAGCGTGCAAAGTTGGGCGCGATTTCCACCGCTTCCGAAACTTCCCGCCGCAAAGGAATATTGGTTGGCGCATGCGAAGTAATGAGACAGCCCGAATTGATTACGGAAGGTGTTCTGATAACCACTCCCATCTGTGTCGCCCCACCCAATAAAACATCGAGAGAGGGTATTCGTCCCTCCCACCCTTGCTCCTGATCCGGTATAGCTCCCCGACGCCGTGGCGGTGAAGGTAAACGTCGTTCCGCTGATGGTCGCGATCGTGTGGAATCCGTTCACACCGGTAGTACCATCGGCCTCGGAGATGAAAATATCCGTGCCAGGGATGAGTCCGAGCGGAGTGGAAGTGGTCACGGTCACCGTCGTGCCTGAAATCGAAATGCCAGTGATGACCACTGGTATTTGACCGGCATGAAGGTGCGGGGTAAGACAGCCGAACTGACAACCAGGAGTTCCGGAGTTGTTCGCCAGCCATGTCATATAGCCATAAGCGTGCGCTCGCATCTCCAATGTCCGTCCGGGAGACACGTCCAGTTCAAACGAAAATACTCCTGGGTTATCGCTGTTGACAATACCATCGGTTGATTCCACGGTCAGATATAGTTTGTTGCCTCTGCCAAACGTATTTCCATCCCAGAGCGAAGTCGCCATTCTTAGCCCATCTCCAGTTGCGACACTCAACAACCGATAGCCCCTGGCCGTGGCGAACGCGAAGTTCAAATTTCCGAACGGAAGTCCGCTTTGGCTGAAAGTTGAGTTCGCATTGAAGCCGCCATTGATCGCTCGGATAACCGTCGTGGTCGCGGTCGCGGTCGCCACGATCTGAGTTGCCAAGTTAGCGTTCAACACACCCGCCGTATTAGTGGCCGTGATCGCGATTGTTCCCCCGATTCCGATGTCGGTCGCGAACACAACCGTATTCCGCCAAGTAAACGTTGTGGCGTTAATCGTCATGGTCTGGCCATCGAACGGCTGGCCGAAAAACGTAATGACCCCCGTCTGGAAAGTATCGGTGCTTGTCCAACCCACCGCCAAATCTCCAGCCTTGATCGCGTTAGCCATCGTAGGTACGTCGGTACAGTTGAACTGCGTGTGCTGAATGAGTGGGGGAAAGACGATCATTTAGTAGGTGGTGGTATTCCGTACAGTTTGACTTGCACTCGTTTTCCTGGGAAGTCGGTTCCAACCTGCTTCACGATTCCCTGTAGCAATGTGTCCTTGGCCAACAAAAGAGGAACGGTGGGCGCGAAGTTCGCTCCGATCTGCAAAGCCGTCGAACCCGCTGGAATGGTGATTACCGATCCGCCAAATTTCCCGCCACCGGCGTAAGTACCCGAGGCTGTCGCCGTGAAGGTGAAGGTTAGCCCCGATACCGTGGCAATGGTCTGAAACCCGTTTATTCCGGTCATTCCCAAGACTCCAGTGATGTAGATCTGGATTCCCGCCGGTAGGGTAATCGGGGCTGAAGTAGTGACCGTCACTGTTGTTCCCGCGATTGTCACGTTGGTGATGACAATGTTTCCCGCCCCGAAGATCGAGTTCCCGCCCCGAATGATGATGTCGATGAGAATATCCGCTCCCGCGCTCGCTACCTCTGCTACTGCTTCCCATGAGGTCAACAGAACCGGATCGCGCTCGATGTCCAAGTTGGTTGAGTCCCCCTGAACTAACCCAATCTTGGTCATGTCGAACACAAATACTGCTACGGGAGGAAGTTTTCCCGTCGTACTGATGTTCTGAATATCCCGAAGCAACGAGTTCAGGAAATTGACCAACTGATTCAGAAAGTCGGCGATTCTCCTGAGAGCTTCCGCAGTCAACTCCGCGAACATGGCGACGTTGACCTGCTTCCCCTTGGACCTGATACCGTCGATCAGGTTGCCGATGGCGTTCAACCGGGGAACGGTTAGTTTCGATAGCGGGGTAGTGGGCATTCATCAGCGCTGCGCGAAGGCGTCGGTGTAGTAGATCCGCGCCAGACTCAAAATAAAGTGGTGGTCGATAGCGTTGGTTCCGAATCGTATTGACTGGCGTTCGTTACGTAAAAACCAGCGAACGAGCGTTTCCTTGGAAGGAGCCGCTTCGAGCGCGATAGGGGAAGCGACCGGAGTTACCACAATGCCTCCGCGTAGTCCCTTCGCCAACAAAGTCAGCAATCCCGACCCACTGACATCAAGATGCGCTCCGTGGTAATCGTGAACCGTCATTCCCGCTACTTTGGGATTGGGGAACAATGCCGTCTCATACAAACAGTTGATCGCCGCTGGATTCCCGGCCAAATCACAATCCCTCCACGGATTCGCTTCTGAGCCGTCGTTTTTGCGGATCAAGAAACCATTCGCGGCGGGAGCGTAATAAACCTCCGGCAACAAGGTAGACAACGTACGGATGACCGCTACCGCCGCTGCCCGGTAGGACGTGAAGGAGTCGATGGAGTACCCGATTGTCTCTGGGGTATCACCCTCCGCGTAATTGAATTTCATCCGGTGCGAAGCTGTCTGCGGATATATCATTCCACCCACCGTGGGAGCGCCCGCACCTCCGGGAATGGTGAAGGTTTTGTCTCCTGTAACCGTGATCGCGGGAGTGCCACTCACGCCGTCGATCTTGACCACCAAGCCCGAGGGATAAAGATGCGGGTTATTCGAGGTCGTAACGGTGTACGGTCCCGATCCTGTGACCGCAAGCACGGTGGTTGTCAACGGCGCGATGACGATGAACTCCTTAATATTGGTGTCCTCGGCAATCTGTACTTGTGTCGGCACCATCCAGTTGATCCGCGACCAATCGGAATCGACATACCAGGAAAGAGGCAATGGAGGAAACAGACCACCTTGGAATAGGTAGAAGCCGCGCTCAGAAGCGACCAGCGCATAGCCCGCCGAAGGATTAGCGTACACACACGTGGCCGATAAAATACCGATAGACCCATCCACCCTTTGGGGTGGCGTCCAAGTTACCGGGACATTCCCGTTGTCTTCGTTGTCGTAAAAGCCCGAAGTACAGGCCATATAATTCACACCACGCAGACTAAAACCGGCCACTACTTGCTGTTGGCCTTCGACCGAAACTGCATGCTGATCGAGAGTTAAAAACTGGTAGTCGTTTGGATCGGAAATGTAGACTACAGGGAACCCATCGGCAGTCAAAGCGGCATAGCAAAGCCGAGAAGAATACGACCAGATGGCGGACGGAAAGAACGGAGGAACCCCACCCACGCTGGAGGTGAGAATGCTCAGATGATCCGTCACGTCTGTTCCCGTGGCCGCTAAATCGTCATCGGAAATCGAAACGTTGATGACAGTCGGATTGGCCGGTAGGCTTGTAGCTCCCGGAACCGCGAAATACTGGTTCGGATTCGACGCCGTGGTCATGACGATCTGAATCAGCCCACCAATAAGGTAGGAAGGTAAAGTTCCCGAGATCGTCACTTGAATTGTGCTGTCCCCGGCGGCATTGAAGGTCAACGGGGTGAACACTCCCGAAATATCCACTGGTTGAAGCGTCCCAGTGTAGCCGTTTCGAGTCGTTGTCAGATAACCGATGCGATGATCCCCAGCAGTGCAGAAACCAGGACCGGTTTCAACCGCCGTCACCGCGTTTTGAATAGGAGCCGCGAATAACGGATCGTCCCCAAGGTCCCAACCGTAGACCCGTCCTCCCGCTGCTCCCAGCCTTCCAGTTGAATCGTAGAAGGCCACGTATAATCTTTCGGCATTCGGGATCAGCATGGCTCCCGCCGCGCCCGTAACGGTCATGATGGTATTCAGCGTTGGACCGAGTTGATTCAGCACCCGGACTCCGACTGAAGGCGCATAGTAAGCGATCACCGAGACAGGAGTCCCGCCGAATACAAAGAACCAATTGGCGAGCGAAGTGATAGCTCCGTCCACCAATTGGAATTTAGGTGTGTGGCCGTAGCGAGTCTCGGCCTCTCCGCGCAGAAATTGAATGTTCTGCGCGTAGAGAGCCTTCGACTGAGGGACAGAGTAAGGCTCTAGGCGGGTAACGGCCCCGCCGAAAGCCGATGCCTCAACCTCGCTGATACCTGCGTATAACACTATTTCGGAATCAAGGTGACAGCAACGGCAACATTGGCGGTGGCCGAAGGAGAGCCAATCTTCACGCTTAGAAGATCACCCTGATTGAGTAACCTTGCCCTGCGCGAGGTTGACAGTCCGGCCACATTGACAGTAGCCGCCGTCCCTGAAATATCCAGCGTTCCAGATAGTACCGTTGCGCCTGCCCCTGGAACCACGACCCCCTTGTCGATGGTGAGATCAAGCGTGCCAGCAGCACCCGACGCCGTGCCCCAAATACCTGAGACGTCAACTACTTCGTACAGGCGGTCAGCAATGAAGAAGCCTTCTGTGGCGACCGTGGTATTAGCCCAGCAAAGATCCACTTGGCCGACATAGTTGATTGTACCGATAGCTTCCATCTGAACCACAATGACCAACCCGGCCAATGCTCCCTTGGTGCCACCGAGTTTCAGACTCAAGCGATTCCCGGCGCGGACGATGAGGTTCGCAGCCGTGGCCGTCAGTGCCCCTGCGTTTACGGTGTTGGCTGTGCCAGATCCAGCAATGGTGGCGGATAGGATTGTCGTGCCCGATCCCGATGCCGTGGTCCCGGATTCCTGGGTGATGTCAATCGTCGGGCTGGTTCCCTTGACCGACCATATCGCCTGTACGCCGGTGATGACGTAATCATTGTTTGCGAGGAAAAACGTCTGGTTGGTTGCAATGCTTCCATTCGCCTGAACGAAATAAACGGCGTCCGTTTCCTTGAAGCCGGGTGCCGATTGAACACAGAGCGTCACTCCAGCTAAAGCAGTGATCGTTGCCGTCCCTCCGACCACGATGGAAAGCCGGTCGCCAGCGGCGAGTTGAATCCCGGTGTTCTGGTTGCCGCTTCCGTCAACAGCCAACAGAGTTGCGGCCTGCACGGTATTCGCAGTCGCCTTCAGGTTGAAGGTGCCGACCATTGTGGTTGTGCCGCCTCCCGGTGCTGCGGTACCCGTGTCCTTGAATACCGCTAGCGTTGCGGTTCCGGTTGCCGTTTCAGCGGTGGAGTGCAGTTCCCGGATGCTGGTGATGGTCATCGGGCGAGTGGCGATGAAGAAGGTCTGGGTTAGCAGACCTCCGGCCGTCGGGAAGTAAAAGTTTTGCGTCTGTCTTGCGCCTAGTAGAGCCGCTTGGTCTACTTCAATGCGGTTGTCTGAATCGACGCCGATGAACGGTATGGAGAACGTATCTCCTGCGTCAGAAGCGGTGAAAGGTGAATTGTTATCGAAATCGTGATCCGCTCCCGCTACCGTGAGAGCGAACCTCTTTTGGAGGTAGTACCGAAGTACCGATCCAATGTCCTTGAAAGTACTGCGTGCCATGGTGTTGCTCCTTTTGCCTTAAAAGGCGTGGTGTTCTTTTAGGGCCGTAGCCCCACTAACGAAAATCATTGGCCGTAAACGCCGCTCGTTCCCCAGCGATGCCTAATCGTGCGGAACGGTCCCCTTCTGCGCTGTGGACCTCTCTGTTGGGTCTTGACCTGAAGATTCAAGAATTCCAAAAGCAATCCGCCGGGTTCATCCGGTTGCTCCGAAGATCCGAATGCCTTGGTGTTCAGCCGATCGGCCATAACCGTCCATCCTTGGGCATTGGCGAAGTTGGCCGCTGTGACACAAGCCACGAAGTCGATACAGTCGTCAATCCCCAGGTTGGCGTTCACGAGCGTCGGAGGAGATCCACTCGACCAATAGGTGATGCGTAATTGCTGGACGTTGTTCGAGCCGCGAAAAATCAACTGCTCGTTCTGCCAGAGATAGCAACCCAAGACCTGCTGAATGTTTCCGTCGATACACTGTCCTGCTAGATCAGCGGGTAAAACTTCCGTCCATCGGTTCGTACTTGAAAGGCTGAATATTCCCCCTGAACCTCCGACGATTCCATCCGACACCGAACCGTTGAGCGAGATCGTGTTCGCGTCGATGATGGTGTAGAACCACTGCCCCCAGGGAGCGGTTGTGTTCGCAATTCCGGAAACCATGGCCGGTCCACCGATCACGCCGTTAGCGCCCAAGCCATGGGCGGTGATTGTTAGCCGGATCGGAGTAGACGTGTCGGAAGAAACGATAGGAAGTGATGCCGTTGCCAGTCGTTCTTCAATCAACTCCGGCTCGGCGAAGTCGGTCATGTTGTACGTTGACGGGATCAGGACCGTGGTATCCGCCGGGAAATTGATATAGACAAACTTCTGCGCCCGCTTGGAGTTCTGCGCCAGCGCCCGCCACATTCTGCGCCACGCTTCTCCAAAGTGGGTAGCGAGCGCGGCATTGGTTGCCGTCTCGCCGCCAGGTACTTGGGTGTCGTGGAGATAGCCACGAGCGGTATCGTATGCCATCTGTAGGGTCGCGAGCGCCATCTAGGTTTCTGGGAAGTGTTCCCGAAGCATCTTCTGTATTTCTGGAGCGTCCTTGACGATCCCGATCAAATACGCACCGAGCATCGTTAGCGGAATAACACCCCCGACACCCAGTATCGTGATTTCGCCGCGTTGCGATAGAACCGTCCAGATAAGCTCTAGACCGGCAAGATCAACAACAGAGCCGTTGAAGTTGATATCACCGCTCTCTACGCACCGCTTGATTTGCTCTGGATCGTGATACATCACTAAGTTTGTGGGGCCGACGTTGGCGGTTGTTCTGGTGCTGGCGGTTCTTCCGCAGGAGGTGGGGACGCGGGCTTGTCCATCCCAGCAATGATGTTGCTCATGGCGGCATTGTCTTTTTCCAGCTGCTCCACCCTTTTGTACAGAGCTTCCTTCATAGCTCGTTCAGAGTGATAGAGCAGCCTGTTTGTTTCTATGCTTTCGACGGACGGCTCATCCAATTTAGCCGCCGCCTGCTCGCCAAGATCCGGCGTCGGTGCTTCATCGACCGGCTGAACATACCCGCAGCCGCCGCATTTGTAGACGCGCACGCCGTCCTGCATCATGGTGCTCATGTGCGGCTTGAGGTGCGCGGAACTGGGATGAGTACAAAGTGGACATTGCATGTTACGCCTCCACCGGCTGGGCCAGTTGTGGATTCAAATCTGCATACTGCTTGGGAACTTCCTTCAGTCTGGTGCCGCATTCGCCGCAGATGATCGAATCCGCCGCAATCGCCTTCTTACACAGCGGGCAGGGGATCATCTCCAACGCGCGTCCGGGATGCGACCAATTGCGCGGACGTTCCAGATAATCCGCCGCGAGCTTGTGCTCGGCGTTGATGCCGTGCATTCCCACGTCGCGGGCGATGCGTTCTCCATCGAGGAAATAGTGCTCGCAGTACGCTTGAAGCATGGCCTTCATGGTTTCGACTTCGTGTTGCTGCGGCGTCGTGCCGATCAGAATCATGATGCCGGGACCCGCCCCAAACGGCAGATCGGGAATGTTCTCGCCCCACACTCTCACCAGTTCCGCCGCGATCTCCTCGCAAGGCACCGGATCAAGCGAGAACGCCTGTTTCCCTTGATTCGCCGTCTTCAGCGGATCTTTGGAGTGCTGGAACATGTCCGGCACTTCGATCACGTAAGGCTTTCCGCCCTTCTTTACCGGCTTCAACTCGAACGAGGTCGAGGTTCCATCCGAGCGGTGCATCGTCGGACCAAAAGGCTTAATGATGCGTTCGCGTCTGCCGGGGTAGATGGAAGCGATGTACAGGGAATTGGGTTTGAATTGACCCATGGGTTATTGCTCCTTTTGAATAGGCTCTGACTTGATGCTGGTAAAATCTAAAGTCGGTTTGGCTTTGGGATCGGGGAAGTTGACGAAGTAACCACGCGATCCTGGTTCGGGATTGAGGTACGCCGTGAAACAGTCTTCCACGATGTCCTCGGTAAGACGCTGAGTACGGTCCAGCTTGGCTTGGCGGTCTTCCAGCATGTCTCGTTGACGTTCGCCGAAATTCATACCGGAACGCTGTTCGCGTAACTGAGCGATCAAAAACTTGGTGTCCTCGTAGAACGGCGTCATCCCCGGTTTACAGTAGTAGTCCGTGATGACATGCAATCCACGCTCTGGATAATCGGCCCCCGGAAATCTCCTGAGCCAGCGGTCAAGAATCATCTCGCGTGGGTAGTCGATCTCTCGCGGCATGTCGCCATGGCGGTAGTCCAATACCAGCCCAACCAGTTCCGCCGGGTTCAGCCATTTGGTCACCACCCACTGATTACGATGGTTGATGCACATCCGCGACCGCTTGTACTCCGGTTTCGGCACCATGATCTTGTCGATGCCGCCGCCGATCAGATAGCCGGTGACCGGAGTATCAACGAGGCGACCGGTGGCCGTGGCAGGCCAGAACAACGTCTCTGACCACTCCCAACGGAAGATCGGTTCTCCGTAGATGTTGCGGCCCATCTCCTGGGCCAAGAGATCGTTTAGTGCTTTAACGGACCAGCGCATAGAACCTCAGAAAAAGGCGGGGCAGAGAAGCCGCCCCGTGGAGGAATGAAGGAACACAACGAACGGACTTTGGTGTAAGATGGGACGAACCGGTCGCGGAGTGAGCAACCCACGACCGGCCCTGAGCAAGATTGCCGTAAAGGAGACGGCTAGCATGCCTGACAACAATCGTACCATCCTAACGGAACTACGCTTTTGCATCTGCGTGGAACTTGTGCATTTGATTTTGTGGTTTCTGCCTAGCAAGACTCCAGAAGGTTTGCAGTGGCTCATCTGGCTACGACAGATACCGCGCAAAGGAGTAAAGTAGATGCCCGAAAATAAGCCTAAACAAGCTGGGATGTCCGTGCGCACATTCGCGATGTTGGTCGTCGGCGGGATCATTGGACTACTGATCAACATTTCTTTGCGCCTGATCGACATTGAAGCTCACATCGAATCGCGACTGAGCGCCATCGAGCAGAAGATCGGAATCAGCCATGGCAAGTGAAGACCGCCCTCTTTCGGAAACTGAACTCTGGTACGCACGAATGACGCAACAAGCGCGTTGCCCGGTCTGTGACGCTGCGCTGAATGGCATCGCTAAACATATCGAGGGCTGCGAGTGGCTGCGACGGCAGTACGAAGGAATGCAAAACACTGCACCCAAGGACGAGCGGAACCTGTACAACAAATAGCTTGCAAACGGTAGTGTTTAGAACTACAATTGATACGAGCCAATGAAGCGCAGACACGCCTCTATTGGCTCTAAGCAATGCCCTACAGGAGAGGGCTGATATGCCTGAGAACAATTCTACACCTAACAGACGAGTTACCCACAGCGGTAGAACTATTCGCCTACCAGCGATCATCACCCAAGCACAAGCTGACAGGTTTTGGTCATACGTTGACATTCGTGGCGAAGATGAGTGTTGGCCGTGGCTTGCAAGTCTAAACATAAAATCCCGCTATGGGCAGTTTGGTCTCAATTCCGAACTACGAGCGGTACGTGCTTCACGGCTCGCTTTCCGTCTGTTCTACGGAGGCGACCCGTATCCATGCGACATTTGCCATCGCTGCGATAACCGGCAATGCTGCAATCCGCACCACTTTTTCCTAGGCGCAATGCGCGTTACGAACAACGCTGACCGGCACGCCAAAGGCAGAACCGCGAGGGGAGAAAAGCTCCCACAATCGAAGCTAACCGCCCAAGACATCCCGGACATCGACCGCCGCCACGCAGCTAGGGAGAGCATGAGATCCATAGCTCTCTCGAAAAACGTTAACACGACGGCGATATTTTTCGCTGTTCATCGGATCACGTGGAAACACATACCAAAGTCTGTTTAGAACTTATTTGCCTTGACTGCGCTGGGGCACAATGCTATTCTTGCCTTGTGGACCAACGCAGTCAAGAGACAAACAGTGTTCCATGTTGTTGATTCTATTGGCCTGAAGGAATTGCTAGCGCCGTGTAGTTCACGTTACTTCCGGGATCTACACAGTACAAATTTCTACTGTTCAAAATGTAGAATTGGAACCCCGCCGCCGGATTCCCGGTGGAAGCAACGCGGCCCACGAAAATCTTCTGGCCCTCGGGGGTTTTGAAGAAGTCGATGTCGTCGAGTTGGACCCAGCCGTAGTTCTTAGGGATGACCCAGTCTACTCTGGATTTGTTGGCGTAGCGCGAGACGTGATGAGTTACGTCGCCTGCTTCCCAGGTGTCGGTGTACTTGAGACCCTGGCCTGCCAGATCGAGCGAGCTTGCCGCTTCACCTGGACGAAGGTGTTGGTTGGCGATGGTGAGTCCCTGGAGGTACCAGGAGACGCGCTGTGCGAAGCTTCCTACTCCGACTACGCCTGAGAGCGCTTCTTCGTCGCGCCGTTGCCGTAATTGGGCCGCACCGCTGAAGACGATGGAGGGAGTGTAGAAGCCGTTGTTTCCGTTCACCTGGCAGCAGATCAGTTCGCTGACCGAGGAGTAAGGAAGGCCGAGCAGGTTGCCACTCGAGCTGGTGGTGGAGAAGGTGTAGAGGCCGTTTCTCCAGGAACCTGCGGCGATGGTCGAGGTGCCGATTGTTCCGCCCATTCCGGCGAAGGCGATTTGATCGGTGTTGGCGACCGTGGGGGTGCCGGTTACGGTGAGAGTTACCGTGGGAGCCGTGAGCGACAGGTTAGTGCTCAGGATACGGGAACTCAATTGACGCTGGGTGTTGGTCGAATCGTAAACGTCTACCAGTGCTCCGGTGGAACGAAGGCGATTGAAACTGAAGTTGGAAGGTTCTAGGTTGTACGTTACCTTGCCTGCCGCAACGGTCGGAGAACCTGTTCCATTGGCGGTTGCCAAGACTCCGGTCGAATCCTGGAAGAACCCTATTTCGTTGTACAGCGCCATTTCCTTGAAGGCGTTGCCCAACGAGAACTTCAGGGTGTTGTTCATGGCCTGGGTGGCGTTCTTGGTAGCCATTGCCGCCAGTGCGGGAATAGCGTACGCCAAGTCGTTGGCGAAATAACCAACGGTCATGAAGTTGGTGTTCATCATCGAACCGGCACCGAGGTCGCCAGCGTCCAAAGAGACTGCCTGATAATCGCCGCCGATGGATACGAGTACCGGAATGCGCCATGCGACGACGCCGCCGGAACCGACAGTGCCCGCCGTCCATGCCGAGACTTGGTGTTTCTCGGAAGCGGACACAAACATTTTCATGAACTTGGATTCGTTCATGGCGAGCAGTTTCGCAAACTGTTTGCGTACTTGCTCTAGCTGCGTTGCCGCAACTTGTGAAGAAAATTGGCCTACAGCCATAGGAGACTCCTAATAGGGAAGATTGCGAGGTTTACCAGCCGAGCATCCCGGCGGTGGCTTCAACCTCTTTTTCGTAATCTGCTTTCTGTTGTTCTACGAATTGCCCATTGGGAGCGCGGGCGGGCGTGTTAGGACGCGCCGTTGCTGCCGGGACTTGCTGCGGAGTTCCTGCCTTGGCGGGAGGAGTCTTGGAGAGTAATGCCTTGGATACCTCGGGTATCGCACGGCGAGCTTGGATCATGAAATCGTTGATATATGCTCTGGCACTTGTCGTCAACGCATCGGGAGACTTACCGGCTTTCCAGAGTTGATCGTAGGTGGCCTTCAGTCCACGGAGAGAACCGGAGTGCTGACCGGCCCAGGCTTCGTTCTTGGTCATCTTGGCCAATACGTCACGGCGGATTCCGTCGCGCACATGCGGCCAGATAGTAGCGTCGTACTTGTCTTTGACTGGGGCTAAGGTTCGGTCGAGTTCGGCGTTGAACTCTTGCCACTTCGCGCCTTCCAGTTTCGATGAATTGAAAGCCGTCCAATCTCGTTCAAGTAATTGCGATTCACGCTGTTGTATGCCTTGCTCCCTCTGGGTGAGTACATTGGTCTGCTGGGCGGCAGGATCGGGCTTACCGAGTTCGGTGCGGTATTTCCCGTTCCAGCCGTAATCCAGCCATTGCGCGGCCTTAAAATGCTCGGGGTTACCTGATTCAGCGGCGGCAGAATAGGCAGCGTCTATCTCCTGCTTGATGAGCGAATCGGTGAAATTGTAGTGCGCCTGCGGATCTACCGAACGAAGGGTATCGGGCATCCGCTGGGCCATCTTGACGAAGCTGCCCTTGAACTGGTTCGCCAGATCGGGATAGGCCGGGTCAACCCCTTTGCCTGTGAGGTAAGCAAGAAAGTTGTCGATGCCGTTATCATCGCCGTACAGGAAATCTGTGTTCATCAGGCCGAACTGCGAGGCGCGGCTATAGGCTTCCTCAGCATCGCCCACTGTCGGAAACTTCTCTTGGACTTTGGCGTAATATTCCCTCACCGCCGGGAGTTGCCCAACATCGCCGATCTTATCCTTGGGCACGAGGTAGTGATTGCCATCTGGGGAGAGTTGGTATTCGACAGGAGCGTCGGTTGGTTGCGCTGCGGGGGAGGCTTCCGAACTTGGGCCTTCCCCGCCTGGATGCGCGGGAACTGGTTCGCCCGATGGCGGTGGAGCGGTAGGGGATTCGCCTGGAGGCGTTTCCTCCGTGCCGGTCATCATGTTCGCCAGATCGTTAAGGGCGCTGTCCATCGTCTCCGCTGGTGCCGAGACGGGCGCTTCTGCTGCTGCGGGTGTTGCTAATGCTGTTTCCATAAATCCTTTCTACTGAATCGCTGCACCGTTAGGGGCAGGCATAGCCGTTTGCGCGGCCAATTGCTGTTGGTTCATCTGATCTGTCTGCGCTAACTTCTTGTCGGCATCCGATTCTACTGGGGTGTTCGGGTCTAGCATACCTTCCTTAGTCAGCATGTCCTGGACGGCTTGAACACCAACATCGGAACCCTTTAGTGACACCGAGAAGGTCTTCTTAGGCTCCGCTGGAGGTTGCGGCGGATTGGCCATGGCGTCTTGCGCCTGCCCATAAGCCTGAATATTGGCGTAAGCGTCAGGGCTGCTGGTTTTCAAGTCGGAATTGTCCAACAGGTACGCTTTCACCGCCATCGAGAAGAAAGCGTGATCGTCTTCCCAATCTGGCTGTACGGTTGGTTGCGGAGGGCCGGGTTGACCATCTGGGCCGGGAGGTCCGGGTTGCATTTGTTGCTTGGGACGCTCGCCATTTGGCCCAGCGGATACGTCGGAAATTAGAGTGGCGATCACATCCATGCACTTCTCGCGGGCGTCGAATTGCGGGGTGTGCATCCCTGGAATACCGATCAGTTGCTTGAACTCGAACACGTTGAACGGATCGGTCAAGCCCATCATTGTCGCCAATTGCGGATTCTCGCCGATTTGTCCTAACAGCCACATCAACTGATCGCGTTGCTGCCCCCAATTAACCGGAATGGCTTCGTCGGCTTCGAAATGATAGGAATCACTTCTCAGGTCTTCCGTGGTGAAACTCAACGTGTCAAATCTGCCAAACTGGTTTTTCTTGGAAAACTCGATGACTCCCTCGGAGTACTGGGAAAGCAACTTACACGCCTTCAGCATCAGTTTCTCAAGAGACTTACGGATCTGCGTCCAGTGCGTTCCCAACTGCATCAAAGCCTGATTGGTTTTGAGCAACGTCTGACGCGCCGTGGGATCAGGTTCACCACCGCCCCAGATAGCGTCTACCAGGCCGGTATTGGACTTCGCGTCCTCAATTACACCGGCGCGAAATTGCGGGGCTTGTTCGGAGAACATCAAAGACTGCGGTTGATGAATTTCGTCCGATAGCGCACGACCAGCACGTGGCAGGATAAAGAACGCATCGCCAGGAAGCGTGTTCCTATTAGCCCAAGCGTCGGAATCGACCTTGCTGCTGTTCATGAACAGTGGCAAATTGCTCCGGGCCACGTTCTGCTCGCACTGGTTCATGACGTTGTTGGCGATGTCGGTCGTTTCCGTCCATTCGTCCCCTAAGGCGTCGGTCATGATTCGCGGGGCCGGTTCAGGTTTGGTTTCCTGCCAGCGGTCCTGAAGTTTTTCAGCCTTCAGGTCAACCAACTTTCCCTTGACGAAACAAAATCTGGCCCCATCTGAAAATTGGGATTTAAGCGTTTCGCGGGCCGTCTTGTCTGGCACCAATTCATATTGGTTGGGCGTCCACCATATGTCAGAACATGTCCATCGGTTAGGACGATTAGGCCGAACTAAGCCAATCGGCGAGGCCATGGCAGATCGGATGAATTCTCCGAGTTGCGATGACACCGTATCATGCCCTTGATCGTTACCATCAAAGTCGCTCAATTTGTCTCTGCCGTACTTGCGAAGCAATTTCCCTTTTGGTTCTTCGCGGTCCCATCGGAGCCAATCGCAATCGTCAACACAAGTCGAATCTAGTGGCACGGAGATTTCGTTTGCGTCTTTCAGGTCGATCTCCAGCGCTCCCTTGGGGACTTTCTTCGTTCCGGTCTGTACGGGAGTCGGAACCATCGTAGGCGGAACGAAGTGCTGAGGGCCTAGTTGTGTCCCGCACTGCGGACAAACTGGTGGTGCAGTTTGCGGGTTACCGTCTGACGGGACACTAGCTCCGCAGTTCGGACAATCGAACCGTGCGTTTCCGAGGGGCTGCTGCTGAATTTGATGCTGTGGTTCGTCGCGATAACCGTACTTATCGCCATCCTCAACCCAATCGAGATGCCAGAACGTTGTCCCGTAGTCGAAGATGCGTGCCGCCTGATCCAGAAACTTCGATTCCAGATCGCACTTCTGTCTCAGGTAAAGCGCAGCCGGGTTTGCCGAGCGTGTTGCCCGAACTCCTTCCTCGTCGTTGGAATTGTTCGGCACGGCGATCATGTTCGCCAGCCGGTTTCCGATCACAGCGACAAACTTGCGCTTGAACCCGGTATAGTGCTTTTGGGTGTAGTCGTAGAGTCCGGTCGGCTCCTCGTCCGCTCCTAAATCCACACCTGGACCGCCCTGCGAGGTCAGAGCCAGAATCGATTGGGTCAGCAGCGAAGCGTAATTCTGAAGGCCCCTGGAGTAGATGTAGTTGTTGAAGTTCTTGCGCAGTATCCATACGCGGTCGGGGTCGTTTTCGTCCGACATTTCCGTCCGCATCACGTCCTTGACGGGATTTTCGAGCAGAGCGATTAATTCGTCCACCGATGGTGCGGGAGGGGCTGGGGCTATAGCTTCCATGGTCTACTGAACTGTTTTGGTGATCTCTTTGATAGCGGAGTTCTTCAGGTCTTTAACGGCTTCCCGAATGAGCGAGTGTTGCAATCTGCGAAACGGAGTAGTCGGCGAAGGCGGCGGTTTGACCTCGCGTTGTTCGCCACTGGCTACACGCGTAGGTAAAGTCGGTTCAATCCCAGCGTTGGATAGAATTACGCCTTCCAACGTGCGGGAATGAGAGAGCGTGGCATCAACGTAATTCTTCTCGAAACGTGCCGCTCGTTCTTCGGCGGCTTCCAGTTGCTTTCGTAGCTCAGGTACTAACGCTTCCAAACGTTGTCGGGCCGAGCGCTCTTGCTCATAGAGGGCGCGAAGGGCTTCCAGTTCGGCCATGGCCCTGGAGAATTGAGTACGAAGCGCGGAGTAGAACATTATCGCGGCGGTCCTGAATCTGGATTTGCTTGCGGCGGAGCGGCAGGCGAAGCGTCTTGCTCTTGTTCGTCACCACCACCCATCGGCTTAAACGCGGCCCAACAAGCGTCATCTGGCTCAAACGTTCCCTCCACTTCGTCGCACTCGCCGGTATCGGGGTGATAGTTCTTGCATGACACGCAATGGTCCCCAGCGCGAATCACGATTGCCTTCTCGGGTGAGAGCTTGTCGTCGTCCTGATCGTCGTCATCCGGTTCGTCACCGGGCTTCAGCGCTGCTTTAGCCGTTGGCTTAGGCGTCTCGCGTTCCGGCGGCGGCATCGACGGCTTACCGCGTTTTCCAATTCCGATCAGTAGTGCTCCCATGGTGCTCCTTTAAAATATCGGGCCTCGCGATACTATTAACTATGGCATTGACGGTGGAGGACGCTGAAAGCTCAAGGCATTCTTGTATCTTTAGGATATTTCCTGGATCAGATAGCCCTAGAGAACCGTATAAGTCGGCCTTCTGTAGTTGTCGTGCCGTCCAAACCTGTTCCGGCGATAATTCGTTAGCGGATTGACTTGGGACGCTCCGAGCGGTTATTGCCGCCGCGATGACTGAAAGCAGCCCGCGCCTATTAAGTTTCTGCTTGTTCATTATATTTTCCAGACCCCGCAGCACAAATGCCTTGTCCCCGTAGGGTCGTTAGAGCCGCGCACAAGAGAGATTCCTTATCCAGCGCTTTAAGCCGTCTTACCACTTCGTTGTCTTCGTCTTCTGAATATTCATCCCAACTAAGTTCTTGGATATGGGCTGTTATGCCATCGAGCAATTCCAGTGATTGCTTGGCGTCGAGATACAGTGTCATGTCGCCAATAACGATGGCCATGTTGCGGCCTCGCTTAGTGGTGTAGACTTCCACCTGAAGTTGGTCAATTGGTATGGTCAAGTTTATCATTTAATGAACCGTCTTACTTTAATCTTGCCTTGGCTTCGGTTGTCATCATCCCACCATGCCGAATCGGCGTATCCCTTGCCGAGTGCGATGCGCTCCCCCGCGATTCGGCAGCCTGCCTTTCGCTCCGTTGCCCACCCACGGTATTTCTCGCAGTTTGGGTTGTGCGACTGAATCGGGAATGGTGATTCCGATCAGCAATGCCTGCATGAACGGATTGACTACCGCTTTGTCATTGCGGTTAGCGGCTCCCATGGCGGCAAGCGTCCATTTGCAATCGCTAGACAGCTTGATCTTGGGCCATTCGCCATGCACCTGTCCATAGCAGGAGGCCATGTAGCTTCTCCAGGCTTCTGGATCTCTGCGGTAGAGATTCATCGCCTCGGTGCGGTCGTAATCGAGAGTTTGGAAATCGGCGGGCGCGAAGCGTAGTAAGTCTCTCAACCGGTCCCAGGCCGCGTCCTCTACTTCGATTAGCTCGGGAGAAAAGGCAATCCGCCCCAACGCTTCTTTTGTGGCCTGACGTTGATATAAGTCGCCTTGATCCGGCTCATAAGTGCGAATGCCTTCGGCTACCAGTTCCGCGTAACACCCGATTGGTTCGATGGCCGCGAAGCATTCCTTCTCCATGAAGATGTCGCAGTGCCATCTCGCGGTTTCATGAATCGCCCGCGTAAAAGCGGTTACGTCCTGGATCGAGGCTTGGGCGATTCTCCGCCCGGTTTCATGCGCGTCAATCTTGTCGAGATCCAGTTCACGATAAACCCTAATAGAGCGAGTGGGTGTCTCGCACAACCACAGCGCGGCTCCAGGCGATAGCGATACCCATCTGCGCCAGTGCGGAGCGAGACTTGCTAGTAAGGCAGAACTTTCTTCGACGTGGCAAGCTGATTTTGGCTCATTGAGTCGAGGAACAACCCGAAACTCTGGGACGGAGGAATTGGCGACCGAATCAAACAGCCTCCTTAGAGCGTGAGACTGCGCCGCAACATCATCATCAGTCTTGCCTCGCGGGAAGACCGCGAACTGTTCGATATAGTCGAGGACCCAAGGAGCCACGGCGGGATTGGGCAAATAGACATTTCCAGCCTCCACATAACCAGTTGATGCGGTTGCCAGCGATTCAAGGCCCCCAATTATCGGTGAAGGGATTAGCCCCGGAATCTCGTTCTTTAAGGTTTGCAAGACAGCCGGTCCGTTGGCCTTGTCTTCCACCAGTTTTTCGGGACACGGAAACTCCTGGCTCATCTTTCGCACTGCTGCTATCGTTTTGGGAAAGTCCTTGCGGGAGCAGTCCCGCGACAACAGAAACACATTCGACCCTACGCGCCCCCATGCTTGCCCGCAGACGTTGTTGGAGTCCTTCTCTTCTTTGAACGCCATGTCCCAGGCTTGCAAGACTTGCTCAAAGGCCGGAGGGCATTCAACCGGCATCCGTTCTAAAATCTTTCCATCGGGAAGAGATAGGCGAACCGGCAGCGTGTTCCCAGCTTCGTCGGTTTGCTTGAATCCGGGAGGGTTGTAGAATCTCCACCATTCCCGTTTGAACTTCGCTCCTTCACCAGGAGAAGGACGTTGTTGGTACTGACCATTGTAAGCAATTGGCCCTAGGGACACTTTCAAATCGGCAACTTCGGTTGGGCCGGTTCTTGCCGGACACATTAACTCGCCCTCGGTTTCGCGGGGATCGGTCCAGCCAAGTACTGTGGCCGGTCGTTTCCCCTCGTACTCCATCGGGATGTTTAGGTGTACCCAGCCGAACTCCTTGGAGAGAATATGGCCGGTGATGTCTCGTTCGTGCGACCTCTGCTGCACAGATATGCGCGTGCCTGTTTTTTGGTCGTTCAACCGGCTTGGGGTTACCCGTTCATGGAAATTGATTACATTATCGATGTAGGCATCGAAGTTCATCTGATTGACGTCGTTCAAGTCGTCGTAAATAATGCAGTCGCCGCCGCGTCCAGTAGAACCTGTATCGGTTGAGGCTGCGATACGCCAGCCCTTATGGTCATTGGCGAAGAATTGCTTCTCATCCTGGTTGCGGTCGATCTGGAATTTGTCCCCCCAGTTTTTCTGGAACCAGTCTGAACGGATGAGGTCACGACACCGGCGGGAATCGTCCTTCGCTAATTTTAGATCGTAGGAACAGCACAGCCAACGATACTCGGGAACTTTTATCCATCTCCATGCGGGCAGAGCAACGCTGACGATGCTGGATTTGGTTGAACGCGGCGGGACGTTGATAAGCAGTTTCCGTATCTCTCCGTCCATCACCGCCTGAACGTGATCGCAGATGGCGTCGATATGCCATCCATCCACATACTCGTAACCAGGCTCAATCGCGGGCCACGCCAACTTGAGGAACTTTTTAAGCGATTCTTCGGCTCCAAGTATAGCCTGCTGATCCATCCAGATTTTGTGCAGGCGAATGAGTTCAGTGAAGGCTCTGGTGCTTTGCTGCTCCTTTGGCGTGCGGCGTTTCTGCGGCTCCGGTGGAATGGGAATGCCGGAAGCTGGATCGCGTGGGTACTTGGTCATTTGGTGCGGCTCGCGAAATAACTGGAGCGGTTTGGCAGAAGCTTGTCCATGAGTTGATTGGCGCTCATCTGTCCGCGTGTGTCATCTGCTTCCCAGCGGTTGCAACAGCCATTGGGGTGAATAACTCCGGGCGTGTCCCCGTCCGAATCCTTGTCCACCTTCTCGCAGTCCAGTTTGGGAGAATCAAAATACTCGCAGCGCTTGCACTGAAATCCGTTGGTGTTTTCGGCGTAACCAGCTTCTACCTTGGTGATGAAGCCGATCCACGGCATTTCCTTCGCTTCTCCAAGGTCGCCATGAATGTAAAACCCGCATGATCCGCGTTCTGGCGAAATGCTTTCCGAGGGACCGAATACCGCGCATTGCGATTTCTTGACGAATACGCACTTTCCACAGGTGATGTTGACTTCGGGCCGGAAGATGTACAGTACCGCTTCCTTGGGTATCTTCGACTCGGCCATCAGTTCAGGAACTTGGTTTGTGAAGCGGTGGAAGACTCGATCTGCGGTTGAATCGGAACAAAATCACGTACCATTAAAAAGCTCGCACACCGAGGGCAGCGGTTGTAATCTCCTTCCAATGGCCCGATCTTGCAGTTCAGGCAACGGCTGGTTACCGTGGTTGCGACCGTGATGACTCCGCCCTTGATCATTTCTTTCGGCTGGCCTTGTAGTCTGGGATGCGCTTGGAGATCACCGAGTTGGCGGCTCGTATTGCTACTGCGTCGTCACCGGTTTTTTCGAGCATCTCGTTAGCCACGTGCGACCACTGCCGCTGCGCGGTTGGGCTGTCTGCCTTCTTGGTCTTTGAGTGAGCGTCAGCGGCGGTCCAGGGCATTATTTGCGTCCCACTCCGCTACTAGCGCCCGCCAGCGAGCACAGATAGGGCAGCTTCTTTCGTTGTAGCGAGGGTAACCATTACTGTCCCAATTATGCGAGTGCCGCTCAAGTTGTGGTCGGGCGAAGGCGTGGTCCCAATTGTTCACGTAAGCCTGCGTTGCGCCGACCCTAGGGCTTGAGTGCGTCTGATCCATCTTCTATGAACTTGTTCCCGCAGTGCTGGCACAGCCGCCCATCTTTACCGTTGGGAAGGGTTAGAACGGATTTGCAAACCGGGCAGCGATGCGCGTCGGGGTGATCCGGAGAAACCAGATTGACTCCGGAGTACGGCGCTTTCTCTACATCAGGCATCTTGGGTTTCCTTTCGAGTCGGCGCAACGCTATTCCACAGATGCTGGCAGGACTGGCAGAGATAGTACTCTTTAGCGTAAATCTGTCCTGGAGGTATAGTAACGTCGCGGGAACTACCGCAACGAGGACATTTAGGCATTCCTAGCGCTGGCATCAGTGCTGGACCTTCAAAAGATCGATGATGCGCGGGGCATAGATGTAGCAAATGAACAAAAGTCCCGCGAAGTAAGTTGGGATACCGAGCGATTGGAAAGCCTGTTTAGTCACGCCGTTCAGCAAGTGCAGGAGCAATCCTATCAGCAGCACCAAAAGTGGGAAAATTATGATCATCTTGGAACCTCCAGATTGACGATTTCAGCGTTAGACTCCGGCTCCATCTTGCGGAGCAAGTACTGCAACTCAGCAAACTGCAGAGAGCGGCCATACTGCTTAATCCAGTCCTCGGCGTGCATCCGCCCACAGCCGGTGCATTTGCGCGATCCGATTTCACCGACCCAAACGCAATCCTGGCCGAAGCATGGACCGCCGCCCTCAAAATCGGTCCCAAACCCGACAGTCTCCCAAAATAAATCTCTTTCGCGCTGGGCTTCACTAAGCGGCATCGGGCATCTCCCAGGTCAAGCCGCGTTGTAATTTATCCCAAGTCTTCTTGGCTTCGTAATCGGTGCAGTGTTTTTCAAGCGTGAAGAGATACCGGCTGGTTAGATTGCCGTGGCTATTTCGTTCGTAAAATATTCTGCGCCCATCCGTGGCGGTACAGATTTTCATTGCCATTTGGTCGCATGCAAACTGCATAAAGTTGGCAAAGTGCTTTTGTGGTAGATCGTGAGGAAACGCGAACGTGAACCGATATAACTGCGGCGCTTCCGTGGCAACCGCAGCAACCGCGCCTACAACAGAGGGAGAGCTGATCAGTGCCAACAGGAATGAACGTCGCGAATCAGCGGCCACGGCACCAACCTTGCTTCTCCAGGATATGAAACTCCTTCAAAGCGGCACCGAAGTTAGAGCGGTAGTTAAGCAGGATAAGGAACATATCCCTATCCGCTGGCAGGATTCTCTGCCACGCCAGCAGTTCGTCCGGTTTCACGCCGTAGGTTCGGACCATTATGCTGTGGGTGTGGGAGCAGCCGGGGTATTCGCTATAACAGCGGCGGCCAGTTCGTTGTCGTTTGCCGTGAGTGAATCGCTCAAGGCCTTTAGTTTCGCCGGATCGGTACCGGCGGCAATCAGGCGTGCGTTGAAGCCTTGAATTAGAGCCAGCGCCGATTTCTCGACCGTGGTGTTTCTAGCGACTTCGGCGGTCAGTGTATCAAGTTCTTGTGACATTAGTTTGTTCTCCTGAATTTGATTTGCGAGCAGGTTCTTGATTTCGTCCAGTCTGGCGAGTACCGTTTTCTTAAAGCTAGATCGGAACACACGCTATTTTCCCACAATCGTAATCGTCTGCCCCGAGGCCACGAGGATCTTCTGCGGAGAAGCGGCTACCATTGCTGTCAAGCCTGCTATCGGTTGAACCGATGCCGTCGCTCCGCCTAGTTGCCCTTGCAGGTTCAGACTGCTTACCACCGACTGAATGATGGTCTTGATCAGTTCGTCCGATGGAAGGTTCTTGTCGATGGTTCCTGCTACAGCAGCGTTCTGAAGGTCGGTGATGACTTTGGTGAACACGTCGGCCAGCTTCACCGGCCCTGTTCCTGCTCCGAACTGCGCTTCGGCCACCGGCGCGTGCTTGTGAACCAACCCGGCAATCAAGTTGAATAACTGTGGCGCGAGAGTGAGCGCCATCGGGATTATAGCAGCGGCCATCTACGGTATCGCGCTCCATGAACCACCCCAGCAGTACTGACGCCATTGAAGGCTATCACCTTCGCGATAGCAGCGTTGATTAGGCCGGAGGATAATCCAAGGATTAAACAACAGTCCAACGCATAGAACCAACCCAACGATTACGAGAGCTCTTTTCACGCGCTCACGCCACCACTAGTTCGTGCTCCGGCTGCTTCGCTTCCGTCTTGTGATCCGGGCAATGCGCCTCGCACCTCAGCCACAGCGGATCGTCGAGCACATGCGCGTGCCCTAGAATCGGTTGCCAACAGACCATGCACGGACCGAATACCTGCTCGGTCCTGACGCAGCGGGTTGTGGTCTGGCGAGGCATGGCACGGACTCAGTATACGCTGCATTACAAACAACGCGAAACTGGGGAAACTACTCATCAGTTCCCGATCAAGGTTCTCAGCAGATCTCCAATAAACGCCCCAAATAGCATGGCGAACAACAACGCGCTGAATTGCCAGCTACGTGTTTCCATCTTTGGCTCCCTCGCAGACGGGGTACTCATCGCAATCGGGATCGTCCTTCGGATCTCCGTGGTATGGGATGCCGCAATCGACGCACACAACGAACGAAGCTCCGGTATGCTGTTCTGGGTCTCTGAACAAGTAGACCTTCCAGGTGTGCGTATCGACTGGGGCGATGGTGGGCGTCATTTCGGCCATAAAAACACAAAGTAAAGAATCGCAAGAAGTCCAACAAACCCTAATATTGGCGCAGCGTATTGCTCCTCAATGTCGCTAATCTTCACGTCTTCTCCAATTCCCCGGCCTCAAGCTGCCCGCCGTCACCGGGGCACTTCGACGGGCCTAGTTTACCGATGTACCTCAACCACGCTGAAACGTTTATCGAGGTCGGCAGTGAATCGTGCGTCTCAACGTAAGCGTGCTCGTCGCCTTCGCGTTGCTCAAAGTCGCTCATGCTCCGTCACCAAACTGAACTCTGTCGGCGTGCCAGTTTCGCCAGATGTACAGAAGGCTCTTAGCCCGAGCTTCTTCCGGTGTTCGCCCGTTAATCATGGCGAATGAGTTTCCGAATTGCACATCACCGTAGAAGCGTCCGTCATCTTCGCCAATCGTTCCGGCACCGATGCGAAGGGTATCGCCTTCACTTCCGTAGGTTCGGCAACGATCAAAGTTAATCGGCACGTTTCTCTCCCGTGACCACGCCCAAACTGGTTCCATCTAGCGTTACCGCTTCTATGGGCTTTTCTGGTACGTGCGCTACCGCCAGTAACTTGTCCGCTCTCATGAGCCACGCTTCGCCGATAGGCACATGGTGGGTTACGATAACCGGCAGGTTAGCCATGGTTTTCTCGTACCGCGCAGTGAATCCGTCTGGCGGAATCTCCACAGGCTTTAACTCCC